CGTCTCTCGATGTCGAGGGGCGTGTTCTCCTCGAGGCAATACAACCGCACGACAGTCCGTTGCCGCTCGGGCAGCGCATCGATGAGCGGGGCTATCTGCCTGAACAGGACCGCGCTCTCGATACCGTCGTCCGTCCCGATGCTCGTCTCGTCAGGTTCTTCAAAGAGTATCGGGTGCCGAGAGTCGTAGAATGCCGCGCGTTTCATTGCGCCGACGATTGCCGGGTAGGCGAACGTCTCGAACTTCACGCCACGACTCGTATCGAAGTTGCGAAAGGCAGTCGCGAGGCCGAAAAGGGCTGCCGAGTAGATGTCGTCTATCACGCGGTCGGGGAAGTGCTTTTTGCTGATGTAGCGACCCGCCAGACGGCGAGCGTAGCAGATGTGGGCTTTGGTGAGCTGCATCGCCCAACGTTAGCATGAAAATAATTTGATACTCAATCCGATTGCTAGGTCATCTAAAGGGTGTGGTAGTAGAAAACTGGGAGAGCAAGCAACACGGAGGTCTATGGAAGGCGAGAAGGAAGAATGGCGGCCGGTGGTGGGGTTCGAGGGGTGGTATGAGGTGTCGAATCTCGGGAACATCAAGAGAGTCAAGGCGGCGTGCGGAGCAAGACCAGGGAAAGTCCTCAAGACGCCAAGAAATAAACTTGGCTACCCCCAAGTATTTTTTAGCGTGTTGAATCACTACTCGGGGCACTCCGTTCATCGGCTCGTGGCCGCAGCGTTTATTGGCAGTCCCCCAGTGGGCAAACCGTTCGTGAATCACATCGACGGGAACAAAGCCAACAACAAAGCCGCCAATCTTGAATACGTGTCACATGCGGAAAACACCGCCCACTCGATTCGATTGGGATTAACGTTTCAGGGAAGTCGATGCTTCGGTGCGAAAATAACCGAAGATGATGTCCGGCAGATACGAGCACTCAGAGGACAAATGGTGCCAAGAGAGGTAGGTCGCAAGTTCGGTATTGCTGGAGACACTGTGAGGAGCATCTGGTATCGCAAAACCTGGCGGCACGTAGCATAAAGTAATAATCGGTTCAACATCTTCCATGCTACCCTCCATAGGAGCGACGGTGGGTAACGACCGTGGCCGTTTTATGAGCAACGCTTTCGTTGCGCCTCGAAATGGACGGGCGAGCCTCGGTAAAAAGAGGAACGCTCGATAGCGTAGAGCTGGATCGCCATGAGAGTGGCTCGTCCAGTTCGATGGCACGCTGGTCGGGACAATGAGACAAAACCGATCTTCGATCCAATACGCAGAGGCGGAACAAGGGCGACGGAGAAACGGTTCTCGCAAGAGGACTCGAATCAGGCAAAGCGGTGAAAATCCGCACTGGGGGCCGAGCGGCACAGCCGCTATGCGGTGAACGAGGTGGAAGCCCTCAGCAAGCCGCGCAGAACCCAGACCGACAGAGGGAGTAGCGCATCGGAGACGATGCGTTCCGGTCATGACCTTGGCCGGGGTGTCTCGTGAAGACGAGACCCACGAATAGCTCAACTCGGAACGGGCGCGAGCCCAAGTTGGTGAGCGTTACGTGAGGCGATGCCGAACCGCGAAAGTTGCGACGCAACGGGTAAGGGCGATTTTTTATGTTCTGCGCCCCGAAATCTTTCGTGATTCGCTGTTTGCAAATCGCGAACAGCAAACCTTGACGGGATGGGAGTCTCGTCCTGTGCGTCACGATCGGGCCCAGCAAGCTCTAGCGACGCGACACGTGACGTGATGGCTGATTCTAATCCGGGAGTATCCTCGGGGGACGCGATGAGCGTGGCGTGCGTGGTCGGCACGAGAGACAAACCCGAGGATAGGGAGTGGGACGCAAGTAGGGAGGTCGACCGGCAAGGCAGTCGGGAGACCGTGAGTTTTCATCCGAACAGATGAAAGGTTCAACGAAAGCGTCGACGCATCTCGATTTCAAGGCGCAATTCATCCGAACGGATGAAGTCTGGCGACAGCGACGGCGGTCTGAACTGGTTTCGGCGGAAGCCGGAACGTCTCGGATGTGCGAGAGGTTTATCGACTCTCTATGAATTGGAGACCCTCCAATCTGGAACATGGATCGTAGGCGAGGATCTATGAGCGCGAGAAGGTTCTGAGATTTCCGAAGGGAAGAGGTTCAGCAGGGTTTACGCCATTCAAGGTCCGGCTTTACGGTGTGCCTTAACACCGTTTCGACAGGTTCTCTCTATGGCTCGTTCCCCCTACCGCTACCTGGCGACGTCCCCCGGAGGGTTCGTCCAGCAGCTCGCCGTCGGCTACATAGCGCGTGGCTATCACTTCTACTCGTTCTCCGTCGTGCCCGAAGGCAAGGACCCGCTGAAGGTCGACGCGAAGCTCATCGCGCGTTACGGCGTCGACGTGTCGAAGTGGGCTCGGATGCGAAACAAGCGCGAGGGCGTGGCGAACGTCCAGTATCTCCGTTACGACCGGTTTTTCGTCATCGTCGCGACTGGAGGGACCGGACGGTTCTTCCAGGACGAGCCGTATCGCGACTTCCGTCGACGCTCGCTCTATTTCGCCGGCTACTCCATCGCGCATCGAGCCGACCAGGACGGCACCCTCCACCCGAGCGTCCGGTTGTCGCCAACGCAGTACGGACTTCTCAAGTCGTGGTTCCTGGAGCTCGCCGTCCGTCGGACATGCGCCGAGCTCTGCCGGGCATTTCAGCGTCTCGACGTCGAGGCGTATGCTCCCGTCCGGCGTCAGCTCCTCAACGTCCACCGCGCGGTGAACGACGCACGTGATGCCGCGGGCCTGGAGCCGGTGCCGATGTCGTGCTTGCCGTTGCGTCGCCGCGTGCTACGGCCCTTCGATTGAACCACCGAGGATTGCTCGGCAGTTGGACGGTCGGGCCGGGGCGCGGTCCTGATGACCGCTCCCCGACCCGCCTGGGCGTGCGCACGCCTGCCCCGTTGGTATCAGATATCGCGATACCTGTAACGGGGCGAATTAGCCCACGAAATCATTGCGATTTCCCTACATATAAAAAGTCGTTGACAATGCGAATCGAGCGGGTGTAGTGTCACATCATACTGAACGTGCGGACACATTCGGAGGAACATGGAATTCACGGTCGAAGTAATCAAGGAAGCTCTGGCGAAGGTAACCGACGACGTTTATCAGTGGGCGTATGCTCACGCTCTCGAACACGAGGCGGATGAAGGCCAGACCTGGGACGCTCTCGTTGACGCAATCTGCGACGCGATTGGACTCGCCAACGACGCGGACGGCATGGTCGGGCACAACCTCTCGGACGCCATCAACTACAAGGAGTGGAGCGACGCGGTCGTTCGAGCGGACTCCGAAGTGAAGGCGCTCAACGAAACGTATCAGCGCAGCCTGGAGCCTGCTGGGTTCGACGAGGACCGCGCATACGAGGAGTGGCGGGACTCTCAGAGCTGGTAACAACCGGCCCCGCTTCGGCGGGGCTTCTTTGGAGGGAGACATGACAATTGAAAATGGCGATTACCAGTCTCACTGCTGCGGCAGCGAAGTTGTCGGTGAAATTGTCGACGGTTGGGGCTTCTGCCGCGAATGCGGCGACCATTGCGAGGCGCTGAGCGAGGAAGAAATTGAGGAGCGGGAAGGTCCCAAGAGAACCATGAAGGAGTGGGACGAACTGGACGCGGCGGAAGCTAAAGCTCGCAACAAGGAGCCTCTGACCATCATCGAAGCACTCCAGGCGGCGCTCGCCGACGGCATGTTCTACTGCTCGAACAGCCTGAGCTGCGACCGCTCGATTGAAGAGGAAATCGCATCGTGGCGGGCCTATGAGGAATCGCTGGCGGTGAAGTTCACGACGAACTACGAATACCGGGACGGCGTGATTCGGTTCCACGGCGGCGATGTCTACCTCTGCCAGACAGCCGACGAGGTGCACGCGGAACGGGAGGCGGATGAATGACAGAGTTTCGAGGCAGGAGGAAGTCACGCACGCGGATGCCGCCGCGTGCGTGGCTTCAGGCAGCGCTCACCGCGTTCCAGGCGCACGGCGGCATGGAGACGATTTACAACCGGCTCCCGCTCACGCTGTTCATCGTGGGCTGTTACGAGCGGGGGATGTCCGAGACGAGGGCCGGAGTCGAGGCGGCAGATAAGTATCTAAATGGAGAGTTGGGGAATCACTGAAGGAGGAAAAATGCAAGCAACACAACTAACAGTCGACAAGAGAAACCGCGCGGCGTATCGCATCGAGACGCACGCCGGGGAGTTCACGCTCGTCAGGAGCGTCGCGCGTCCGGGCGTCCTCTATCCGGTCAACGCGAAGCTCGAGCACTGCAAGGTGAGCGGGTATCGGTATTTCGTCGAGCGCGGCGGAAAGCTGGTGGGGGTGAAATGAGCATGTATCAATTGATGAGCAATCCGAACCCGGCGGCAGGGCGATTATTCTTTGCGATTCGTCTCGACCCGATGAATGTTCCGCGCGTGCGAGATGCATGGATCGATAGCGACTTTCAGGTCGTGACGGTTCTGACCAGGACCGGCGGCGGCAATCGCGAGGAATACGAGGCGGCCAACGCGCAGCTATCGAGCCACGAAGGTTACCTCGGCGATCACGATTCGGAGTTCGATTCGACGTATGCCGAGTTTCGGTTCCGAGTGTCGCAGGACGAACGGGAGTCGTTACTCGCGGAGATTGATGCCGCGGACCTCACCGATGAAGACAGAGAGCGACTGATGGAGGTCATCACGAAGACCGCGTCTCAGAAGTTTAACGAAACGATGCAAGCGTTGACGGGGGTGCGGCGATGAGCGGAGAAGCGCACGTCAAGATCGTCGGCGTCGACCTGGGCTGGGACAAGGAATATCAGCAGCGTCTCGACATGTTCGCCGCGGCAGCGCTGACGGGGCTGCTGGCGCACGGGCTTATTCGACCAACGTGGGGGGAACTGGCCGATGACGCTTGGGCCTACGCCCGCGCCATGCTCGACAACGAACCGAAGGAGTGAGCACGTGGCGATCGAGCGATTCACCTTCTTCTGGACAGGCCCCTTCAGCCAATGGCATCCGTCGCCCTTTAAGCTCTACGGCTTTCGCTACTCGTGCGCAGAGCAAGCGATGATGTACGCGAAAGCCATAATCTTCGCGGACGATGACGTTGCGTCGCAGATTATGAGTTGTGACTCACCTCGGCAGATGAAGGCTCTCGGTCGAGCTGTTCGAGGGTTCGACGATGCGATGTGGAATTCGTATCGTCGCGAAATTGTGTTCACAATCAATCGCGCCAAGTTCGAACAGAATGACGATCTGCGCGAGCAACTCGTCGCCACGCGCGGCACGACGCTCGTCGAGGCGTCGCCGTATGACCGGATATGGGGCATCGGGCTCGCCGCGGATGACCCTCGCGCATTGCAGCGGAGCACGTGGCAGGGGCAGAACTTGCTCGGTGAGGTGTTGACCGAGCTTCGATTATGCTGGGAGTAGATGTCCGAGGTTTCAAGTAAAAGTCATGCAAACCGGCGTCGAACTCTCGGTAACCACTGGCGAATCTACCAGTAATAAAAAGCTGTTGACATCATTTGTCGAATCGCGATAGGGTCATTTCATGAAGGGGATGGACCCCTGAACGACACGGAGGAACATGGCAGGATGCACACTCAAAGCGAGCGAGGAAGTTCTCAATCTGCTCAACACGGCAGCGGTCATCGGAGACGATGGCGTAACCCTCGGCAAAGCGCTCAGCCGAACCGAATACGTCGCGGTCAATAAGTTTCTGGAGACGGCAGGCGCGAAGTGGAACAAGAAGGCGAAGCGGCATTTGTTCGCCGCGCCCGATGCTCGCAAAAAGCTTCTGGCTCTTCTTGAGACCGGCGAGATTCGCGACGACAAGAGGCACTTCCAGGCGTTCTACACGCCGAGCGATGTCGCGCGGCAGCTGGTTGAAATCGCCGATATCCAGCAGGACATGCTCTGTCTTGAGCCGAGCGTCGGACACGGGGCCATCTACGAAGCCATACGCGAGGCCGAACCTAACATCCGCGGCGTAGTCGCTATCGACGCAAACCCCGACGTGGTGCCCGTTCTCAAGTCCAAGGGCCTTGGTGCGATGACGGCAGACTTTCTTGACTGCGACCCGGAGGACTTTGCCAGGTTCGACCGAGTCGTGATGAACCCGCCGTTCACCGGCGACCAGGACATCAAGCATGTCCGGCACGCCTACCGGTTTCTCCGAGAAGGCGGGAAGCTCGTCGCAATCATGTCGCCCGGGTTTACCTTCGGCGAAAGCCACATCCGCCGGGAGTTCCGCGAATTCGTCGAGGAGCACGGACGGGTTGTGGAAGAGCTCCCCGAGGGCTCCTTCAAGGAGTCCGGGACGAACGTGAGAGCGGTCGTAGTCGAGTTGGTGAAATAGTAGCAGGAGGAACGTGGCCCCGGTAAGCATCCCCAAGGAAAGCAGAGAGCACGAATCGCGGAGCGATTGGTCAACCCCAAAGGCCGTGTTCGACCTTATCAACCTGAAGTTCGGTCAGTTCACGCTCGACCCGTGCGCCTCGGCGGAGAACGCGAAGTGCGAGACGTTCTTCACCAAGGAGCAGAACGGCCTGGTGCAAAGCTGGAAGGGCCATCGGGTTTTCTGCAATCCGCCCTACGGAGCCGAGCTGCCGGTCTGGGCAGAGAAGGCAATCGGTGAGAAAAGGATTCACGGTGTGCCGAGCGTCTTTCTCATTCCGACGCGTATGGGAACCGGCTGGTTTCAGGACTTCTGCACCGTTGCTTTCGAGGTGATATTCCTTCGAGGACGTATCCCGTTCGTCGACCCGCTTGGTAAACGAGCGCAACCAATGGACGACAACTGCCTGGTCATTCTTGAATCCGACGAAGGTCCGTTTGACGACCCCGCGTTTGGCTTTTGGGATTGGAAGACCGAGCTGCTCGACAGACTCGGACAAGCGGCTTACGAGACGGTGTTCCCGAAGAAACGGCGCAAGGCGGCCTGATGAAATAAACACTAGCTTATCCCGCTTTAACGCTGTTAAAGTGGGGTATCTTGGCAAAGCAGCAGAAAAAACTCCGCACGTCTGCCCCTGAACTCCCCTGGAAATCTAGCCAGCTCAGCCGAAACGTCTTCGAGGTCAGGGTTCCGTTCCAGCGAAACAAGGGCTGGGAGTTCTGGTGCCTGCTTCAGTCTGACCATCACCTCGACAACCCACACTGTGACCAGGCCCTCGTCCGCGAGCACCTTGACCAGGCCGTCGAGCGTCAGGCCGCCGTCTGTATGGGCGGCGATCAGATGTGCCTCATGCAGGGGCGTTTTGACCCTCGTGGCTCAAAGGGTGACATTCGTCCGGAGCACGTCGGCCCGAACTACCTCGATCGCGTCATTTCAACCACTGCCGAATTCTTCTCACCTTACGCGAACAACATCGTGTTCATGGGCTGCGGAAACCATGAGGCTTCCGTGGCGCGTCGGCTTGAGAGTCATCCTCACGAGCGAATGCTCGGAGTCATCAACGCGAAGACCGGATCCAGTATCTACAACGGCGGCTATTCGTCGTTCACTCGTTTTGCGTTCACCGAATATAAGAGCGGTCGCGGAAACCCGATCATCGATTCGCGATTGCTTCACAACGATCACGGCGCCGGCGGCGGAGCTCCCGTCACGCACGGGATGATCGGCCAGCAACGAAGGGCCGTCTATCTACCTGATGCCGACATCGTTTGGTCCGGGCACATCCATCGCAGCATCCACGCGGAGTTCGTGAGGAAGCGAGTCACCAGCAAGGGGACCGTTTACCTCGACACCCAACTGCACCTGATCACCACGACCTACAAGGAAGAGTATCAAGATGGGTTCGACGGCTATCATGCCGAGTCGGGCCGTGAACCTCGACCGCTCGGCGGCTGGTGGGTGCGTTTCTACTGGTCCAGCAAAGAAGACCGCGTCCTATTTGAGGCTGTCCGGGCGAAATAACCCGAGCTGAGGGGTTTCCGTGGCTTCAGCAAGCCTCTCGATATCCAGCTCCGCTGCCCACTCTCCCGGCATCTTGTTGTTCTTCTTCGTGTTGCAATCAGAGCAAGCACAGCAGAGATTCGAAGCGGCGTGACGTCCGCCCTTCGATAGAGGCTTGACGTGATCGACGTGGCGCAAGTTCTTCGGCGTCCACTTCCCGCACCAGCGGCATTTCAACCTTCTGGCGTTCGCCACGTATTCGTAGAAGTGAGCGACGAGTTTCTTTTCTTCCGGCGTGATGCCCTTCTTCTTTGCACGCCTCCTCGCCTCGCTCGCGCGCTTCATGTGAGGGTGGTTCTTGTGATAGCGACGAACGCTTTCCCTCATGCGCTCCAAGTTCCGCTTGCGGGCGAGTTGCGCGAGTTCGCGACAGCGATCCGGATTCTTCTCTCGCCACTTTCGCTGACGTTTGCGAGCGCGTTCAGGGTCGGCGGCTCGGCGAGCGTTTTCCTGAGCGCGAATAGTTTCTCTATTCTCGCGATATCTTCGCTTACGAAAATCCGGGTCGCGTTCCTTCCGTCTTGCAACCTGTCGCCTGGTCTTTTCCCGAAAGTGTTCGGGCTTCTTCGCGTAGAGATCACGCCGCTGTTGACGCCTTTTCTCGGCGTTGGTTCGATCCCATTCGGTCCAGTAGTTCGGATGTCGCTCTTTGAATGCTCGGTTCTTTGCTCTTTGCCGACAGGTTACTGAGCAATACTTCGTGCGACTCGATGCTGTGTCGGGAAGAGGGGAAGAGCATTCATTGCATGTGCGGGAGTCCATGAGAAGACAATAGCGCAGATCGAGAAACGCGGCAACCCGCCGAAGCCGCTGGGCACGAAGTCATCCGGGCGCAGTAGTCAGCGGCTCTCGATCTGATCCTTCTGCCACTTCCGATGAATGCCCTTGAGCATGACCATGACCTCGAGGCCTACCTCCGTCACCCCGGCCTTCTCGTAAATCTGGAGCTCCTGATTCTCGAACGCGGACGCGAAGAAATAGAGGTCGACCCAGGCCTGGAGTTCGGGGTGCATGACCGGCGACGCGGGGCACGACGCCGTCGCGCACTGCGGCTTGAACGTCTTGCCCGGCTCTTTGGTCTTCTGCTCGGCAATGCGCCTGAAACACGTCGCGCAATTGAGCGCGGGCGTGCGAAGCTCGTGAATGAGTCGCTGCTCTAAGGCTGCGAGGAATCCTTCTCCGAAGTCGTCGGGGTCTCGCTTTTTTTTTCCTCTTTCTCCGCGGCCGCGTTCAGGTAAGAAAGACCCAGCATGACGCGCTCGTCGATGGTGAGTGAGTCGAGGAACTGCCGGAGATTGTCCTTGTTGAAGTTCGGCATGATGCCGCCGTCGAGCGCCTTCCAGCCGGTGAAGTGCCCGTGCATCTGGAGTTGCGGCACGAGTTCGTAACAGAACCACATATCGAAGTTTTCGTCGCCGTGCTTCCAGGCTTCGATCTGGGCATTGTTCTTGATCGCCTGCGATGCCCGCTTGACGGTGAATTCGATGACCGGCTTGTCTTTTGGATACTGGAGAGTGAGAACCATCGGGAGGTTCTCGTTGGAGCGAAATCGTTCAACGACTGACATTGCGCCTCTGGAATAAAGGTGTGTTACCACCTCTACCCCATCGGCGCCTGTTAATCAATCAGTTTCGTCAGGGAAGTTGAGGTAGGCGGCGTGGCCAAAGAGTTCAACAGCCGCCTTGTCGTAGGCCCGCGCAGCATCTTCGGGTGTGCGATAAATCCCAAGATACTTTCCTTTTGCGTGGGCCACAAAGGATACGCGCCCGGTCCGTTGGCAATCGTGTATACTTACCCCTCGAAAACCGTTGGGACGCTTAGTGACAGTCTGGCGCTTGGTAACCGGAGTCGGCGGAGCTTCGATCGTTCGATTTGGAAAATTGAGACAGGCAAATTCCTTAAAATGCTCTCGCGCTGCGTAATCGTATGCTTCGGCCGCGACCTCTTCGGTCGCAAACGTTCCAAGTCGAACGAACTCAGATTCTACTCTAATCGTGGCGGTCCAGCGTTCCCGTCCTGAGACTTTTCGCACCCCCTTGAACTCGGAACTCCCGCCCGCAATCGCTCTGCGATTACGATTGTTCCCCGAGTATGTCGTCACTCTGAGATTCGCACGAGTGTTGTTCAACACGTCGTGATCGATGTGATCGACTATTCCTCTGTTCGTTTTGTTTAGTCCGAGAATAAAGCGGTGCATTTTCTCGGTGGATGGAAGATTCTTTGCAATACGTTCAGCAACAGGAACCCATCGCATTGCGTAGCGATGCTTTCCGTGACCGCCGAGATACCAATTGTGTTGTGACACGCGATCGTAATCCGCATCATCGACAATTGCGACGTCGCCACTGTTTAGTGTAATCTGTTTAGACATAAGCCTCCGTAATAGTCATACGTTGAGTTTGAGCACCCAACGATATGAATATCACGAGAGGCTTTTTTTGCGCAAGCCTTTGACTAGCTTGACCATTTACTGGTCTTCGTTTCCCAGATTGGGACGACGCGGAGCAGGTCGGTGACGCCGGTCATCCCCGTCGGCGCCGAAGTCGCCTTCAGCATCCGGTAGGTCAAGCTTGGCAGCATGAGCGAGTTGTTGTTCTGCCAGTCGTGGCCGGTCGGCATCGCGCCAGTCGCCTGGAGCTTTGGCATCTGCCACTTCACGGAACGATTCACGCCAGAGGCGATGACTGAGCCGTCGTAGAAGATCTCCGCCTTGAGCAAAGTCGCCGCAGACCATTGATTGAACATGTCCAGCGTCGCATCGTCGACTTCGGTAAAGTCGAGCTTGAGCGTGCCATCCATCGGGCCTTGCTGACGCGGCTCGAGGGTGTATTGCGTATTAGCGCCGCGCAGGCCGAACAACGGCTGGTGCGGTCGAGTCATGCTGAGTGTCCAGCCGATCGCCGTGTAATTGTTCGACGAGGACAGACCAGCGCCGCTTGCCGAATTCATGCGGAAATAGTGATTCGTTCCGCCGAGCGTTGCCGTCTCGTAGGTGTAGGCTGTGAGGCCCGAGAGGTTGCCGTATGTCGTGGTCGAAGATTCGATCAGCCGATCGCCCACACATTGGAACGTGATCGTTCCCGCGCCGTTCACGGCGTGCGTATAGGTGAAGCTGACCGGCTTGAACGACGGCACGGCGAGCACTCGGTTCGACTCGATGGTCCAGGCCAGGGACCAGAAGAGGCCGTAGGTGCTGTCCGCGACGTCGAAGTTGCTGGAGTAGTCCGCCTGACCGACGGTCGTCTCTGCCGGTGCCGACTCGGTGCCCATGAACGCGGAGAGCAGCACGAGCCAGCCGTTACTGGCGTAAGTCGTGTCGAACGAGATCGAGAAGCTGCAATCGTTCTGGAGTCGAGCCTGGCTGGTGCGCTTCGGACCGCGGCCCACGTCACGCGGGAGGAAGTCCGCGAAAGCGTCGCTCATCGAGAGCGCGGATGGCATCAGCGCGGTCGCCCCGGTGCTCGTCACCTGGACTTCAGTGCCCCAGGTGCTGCCCTTTTTGCAACCGCAATAAATTGAACCGGTGCTGTCAAGAATCGACACTTACTTTGCGCCCCTTACGCTTGATGAATCCATTGATCGGGCACGACGCCGATCGGGTAGCCTTCCGCCTTTGCTTCCTGCTGCTCGATCATCGCAATCGCCTCGGAGAGCGAGCACTCGTGAGAGTTTCCGATGCCTATAGATCCGTCCTCGCGCTCGATGACGAGATGGACAACGACCAATTCTTCGCTCATAGAATCCTCTTAATCCGAATAGTCCGGGTTTTCGCGCTCGGCCTCGTAGGTCATCAGACCTTGCCAGATTTTGCCGACGCTGAGTCCTGTCCGTTCTACAATATCAAGAGGCGTCGAACTCGTAATCCGGTTAACTGTGCCGCCGAGATTATTCGACAAGGAGCGGATGGCGCCGCTGACCGACTGAGCGTGGTTCAGCAGGTCGAGATACGAAACGCCGCCGACGCCCTTGGCGTAATAGGCGTAGATTCGAATGGTGTAGATGCGCCGCTGCCTGAGCTGCAAAGCGTAGGGAATGTCATGCCCGCGGACGTCGACCGCCCAGCAGCGAACGACTCGAGCGTTGCCGACCTTGGCCGTCATGTAGTTCGGGAGGTCTTCTTCATGGTGAGCCTCGAGCGGGTATTCGCGCACGTTGCCGTTCGCCTCGGCGAAGCCGAGATCGGTCTGGGCGATGCCCTTGATCGCGTTGACGATGACCGTGCGAACCGATGCGACCGTGCTCGTTGCCACCTGTTACTTCATCCAGATGACGGCGCCGCTCGCCACTTTCTGCTCGGCGTCGGGTTGATCGTTCCCCGCGGTATCGATGCCGACCTTGGCGATCTCGAACCACGAGTCGGCCTGTTCTCGGTAGAAATTCGCTTTCTCTTTCCAGCTAATGTCGCCACCGCTGTAAAGGTCCAGGCAGGCGTAGGAGCACGCGAGCTTCGCGGCTGCCCCGTTGAGCTTCTCCAGGTTGAAGAGTCGCCGCTTGGCGTATCCTCGGCCCTCGAGGCGGCTGAGGAGTTCCTCGACGGCTGCCTCGATCTTGCCCTCGGTCCAGATGTCGCTCTCGGCCATCTCCTCGATCTTCGATTCAATGCGGTAGACGTCCTGCGCCGAGACGCGAATCTTGCTCGTGAGCCCATCGGGTCGATAGACGAAGATCTGCTCGACATCGTGAACGGTAGCGCCGCTGGCCTCCGCGACGTAATTGATCGCGACGAAGAACACGTCGTAGTCGGTGCGATTCGTCGGCGTGGCGTCAACGATAGCCGGGAAGACGATCTTGTACTCGGCGGGGCCGGTGCCCTCTTCGTTGACGAGCGCCCACGTCAACACCTCGGACACTTCGCCCGTGCCGGTGTTCAGGATCTGAGCATCGGAGGGGTAGGCGTTCGGGCCGTAGAGCCGGGCGGAGACAAGCGAATCCGCTACATACTCCTCGCTTTCGGCGATCGGTATATAGCGGAACGTGATGGCTCTGCCGTAGATGTGACGGACAAGGGCCATCGTGATTTCTTATGTAGCCTTAGTCAGTGCGACAAAGAAATATGATGCGCCGTCGCAGGCGATGATTTTCACCGTGGTGCCAGCGCCGTTGTCATCTTGGAGAAAAATCTTCCCCGTATTTGAGGCCGCTGCCCCGAATGCGGCGATCAGTTCAGCCGCGGTCGGTGTGGTCACGTTCGAGCGGTCGACCTTGGTTGCGACACCGTTCGTGATGAGCACTCCGCCGTCGTCGCGAAATTCAGTTGGTCCAGCCATTTTCTACCATCCATTCTTGCGGTCTGCTTTTTCCGCATTGTCTTTAACGTATTTCTCAACCTCTCGCTGCGTGGGCTGCTTGCCCTGCGCCTCGAGATGCGCCTTGCGATCCTTGACGAGCCGATCGATTGCGGCACGCCGATCATCGTACTTGGGTCTATTGATTGACATTGGCCCCCTTCTCGGCTTTCGCCGCGCGTGCGTTCGCCTTGGCTTCCGCCTCGGCTGCTCGCTTTTCAGCGTCGGCGAGTCGCGCCTCGGCTTCCTTCAGCTTCTTGTGAGAGCTGACGGCTGAGCTGACGGCTGACATCGCGAGTTCGAGTTGCGCCCGCCACTCCGCCGGATAATTCGGCGGGAGCTTGTCGAGGTTGCCAATGGCGATCGGATGGCAGTCGGGCTTGATCTGCTTCAGCACCCAGTCGGGAGTCACCCAGGTATATGGCGCCTGTGCGCTGATACCCATGCGCCCGATGAGGGACTTTCGCCAGATCTGAGTCGTTGCGCCAGGATGAGCGAGTCGAACCTTTACCTTCCCATCCTTCCCCTCTGTGCGCTTCTCCTTTCGCGGCTTGATGCCACGATTGATGACGCGCTCGAATTCGATATATGGTCGATCTTCGTCCTGGATTACCATCCTTCCCCTTGTCGATTAAAAAACGGGCCAGGTTGCCCCGGCCCGTTCGCCATTATTGGTCTGTTGCGATGCAGACCCCGGCGACGTCGGAGGCTTCCTTGACGTCATACCAGAGGTCGACCGCAATCTCGGTCATGCTCTTCTTGAGGTTCCGGTGAACCTCGGTCGTGATCGTTCCTTGGAATCCGGCAGCGAGTGCGAGGTTCCGAACGAAGCAAGCGCCGGACCAGTCGGCTCCGGTGTTGATCGACTCGGTGTTCTTCGACTCATAGACCGGGATGCCGTTGAACATTCCGACGAATCCGTTTGCTTGCGGTGGCTGACCGTTGAGGATGTCGAGACGAACCGGGTTCGTCCAGACAGATGCCCCGGAGGTCAGCAAGTCGAGCTGCGCGTCGTAGATCTGCACGGGGTGCAGAACGTAGACGAGTTCGCCAGGAACCGCTTGAGCGCGGACGGTGTAGCTCGCCTGGAGCAGGATCTCGGGCGAGTTGTCGACGCCCGAAGTCCCGACAGCGGTGCCGCCGTTGAATGCGTCGAAGAGCGCCATCGCGTCCTGGTCGAACTTCTGCGAGATTGCGTTGCCCGCTTCTTGCGCCAGCTCTTCCCAACTGTGCCCGCTGAACTTCAAAGCCTTGTCCGAAAGTTCGGTGTAGACCTTGACCTGCGTTACTTGCAGCGTCGCCGGTGACGTCTCGGTGTATTCCGAGAGCGCGTGGTCGGTGGACTCGGTCGCGGTCGTCGCGGTGAGGTTCCCGGCCTTGCGGAGCTTCAATGAATCACTGCCCGGCGCGAAGTTCTTCAACGCGCAGAGGTTCATCATGATGTTCGCCGAGCGGAAGTACGGGATCGCCATCGTGTCGATGTACGCCGCAACGGTCTGGTAATTTGAAAATTCAGTCTCGAGTGCCATTTTGCCTTATCGAATGCTGGGCGCTATCGCCCTAACGTTTTTCCTGCTTGATTGGCGGCTTCGAGAGCGAGTTCAGGATTCTCAGACATCCACTTGACCATCCGCGCGCGATCCCAGGAATGGAGATCGGCGGGAATGCCCGAAGCGGTAGCGCTGGTGCGCGGCTTTTGCGGCGGCGTTCCGGTGCCAGGGGCTCGAGTGTTTTTCTTGAAGGGCAGATTCAGCCTGTCGCAGAGTTCGTCGTGAAGCTCGGCGATCGTCTTGTGGCTGTCCTTCGCTCGGACCCCGATGTAGTTTCCGTTTTCGTCCTCGTCGGGTTCGAACTCGTAAACGGCCTGGAGCTGCACCTTCATCGCCGCCGGGTTTGCGCTGTGCGCTGCAAGCGCCTCGATCAAACCCTTCTCGACGAAACTCTTGTGCAACTTCTGCTCGAGGGCCTGTTTTGCAGCGCGTTCCTCGGCGAGTGCCTTCTCCTTGTCCGCCTTCATCTCGTCCAGTTGCTTCTTGTAGGAAGACCTGGTCGATTCGAGCGTCTTGGTCAGCTCCTCGACGTTGCCCTGCTTCGCGGCGGCTTGCTCCGCAAGCGTCCGCTCCATTTCCTCGAACGCGGTGAGTCGTTCATTCATGGAGGCGAGTTGTGCTTCGAGGGCTGCTGCCCGCTCGGCTTCCTTCTCCGCCTTCTTCTTGAATTCGTCCCGCTTTCTTGCCGCTTTCTCAAGTTCGAGCCGTGAAACCGTCTCTACTTTTGTTTCCTTTCCGGCGTCCGCCGCGTCCGACGTCCCTTCCGAGCCATCCAGCTCTGGAGGGGTGGACGTAATGTCTTCTGACATTCAGTCTGCCTCTTTGTTGAGTTACTGCCTACTGTCAAAAACGATGCTATCGAGAAAAACGAAACCTGTATGGGTTTATTTTTTGATGGCTGCAAAAACTTTCTGGAGGGCGTCGACGACGCGCTTGTTGATCCGGTCGATGTCCTGCCTCGAGAAGGCCATCCAGCCGGAACGTCCCATCTCATACTGGCCTTTGGCGATGACCGCGTTCTGCGTGTCGCCCCCGCCCCTGGACGCGCGTTTGCCCTTCACTACCTTTCCGCCGCCCTGGGGCTTGGCCGCTCCGATCGCGCTGGTCTTCGCGGGCCGGTTGCCCTTGTGCTGAAGCGTGGCCCCACCCTTCTCGGCACGTTTGCGCTTTCGCTTTGCCGAGGCGTGATCGGTTCGTCCCGGCCTGGAGTGTGTGCCCTGGAAGAACATGGTCACGACGAGATCCTTAGCCTCGATGACGAATGATCGTAGCAGTTGACCGGTAGCGGTGAGGTTCGGCGTGTGATTTCCTGGAGCCTTTCCGGGAACATAGCCGGAATCGATCTCCTCGATGTAGCTGCGGCTGTATGGCTTGAGCCCACCGCCGTCGGCGGTCTTTCCGGCGACAGTGTCCTGAATGATGCGGGCGCGGGTGTTGAGCATCTCCTGGTTCAGGATCTCCGGAAGCTTGATCTTCTCGATGACTTTGTCGAGGTCGGGTAACTTGGTGAGATCAATCTCAAACTTCATCCTTCCCCTCCGCCGTCGCGCGGCTCGAATCCCTTGCTTAACGCATAATCGAGTGTGACCGGGCTCCACTGGTGTCGACATCTGGGATGTCCAGCTCCGATCAGTGGATTGCGTCCGTATTTCTTGAGATTGGGGTGCAGGTCCGAGGTGATTTCGTCCTTGTAGAGGAACCCGTCGACGCCGTGCTTCGAGACGTGCAGCATCGCCTCGCATTGCGGGCTGGTGATGTCGTCGTCGGGACCGAGATACTGATAGATCTCGAGCCCCGCCGATTCGCCTTTCTGGACCACAACTGCCCGTTGGAACTGGGAAAACGTGTCGTCAACGAGCACCGTGGCGGCGTTCGTCGAGAGGCTCGGCTCGAGCGTGGTGATCTGCCCGATGAGGTCATCGCGGGTCATGTTGCCGAAATTGACCTGGAGCAGCGCGGAGCGCACGGGCGGGATCAGCGACGAGTCGAGGAGCTTCGTCAGTTCGTTCGAAGAGAAGTCAACCCAGGCGGCGAGCGTCTCCTTGGCCACCCCGGCGAGCGAGGTGTCGAGCCCGAACGGGGCGTAATACTCGGCGGCTGCCGTGGCCAGGTCCGGGTATTGCTGGCCGTAACGGCGCACGACGGACTCAAGTCCGGAGTCGATCAGGATCTGTTCCAGGTCGCCCATCATCTGCGTGGCGTTCTGGATGGTCAGCGCGTCGGTCTTCGAGAGCGCCTTGTTAGTGGCGATCATCGAGCGCACGCGGTCGAAGTATGAGGCGTAGAGCCGCTCGATCTCCTTGCCGATGCTACTCAGGGCGTCCGACTTCGCCTTGTCGATGGCGATGACCTTGGCCTTGATCTCGGCCTCGGTCGGCGTGCGGAGCTTCTTCTTTTTGGTCATTACGCCCCGGAGTTGGTGTTACCGTCCGGGGGAGTCTGGCCGAAGAGCGATGCGCCGAAGCCGCTGACGCGGGCCGTGGCCTGGGTGCTCGGCGTTTGCAATGCGTCGATCTCATCGAGCAGGGCCTTGCGCACGTCATCCTCGTTTTCCCCCTCGGAGACGACGAGCGGCATGTCGATGATATCGCTTTTCAGTATCTGCCGCTGAATGCCGATGGCGCCGAGTTCCCGGGATTTATTCCAGAGCGCTTCCTTCTTCTGATCCTCGGCCTCGCTGTCGTTGAAGCCGTAATCACGGGCGATGCTGACGCTGATCGTTTCCGGGTCGACCTGTTCGAACCTGGCGTGCCATTGCCAGATGCGCCGCTCCCCTTCAGTGAAGAGATCGAGCGTCTCGTCGTAGATGTCCTTACGGACCGCCTCGTCGATGTGTTTCGACTGGGCGGACTGGACCTGACGGGTGTCGTCGGCAAGCTGGTTGAACTGGAACTTGCCCCGGCGATGGATGCGGACCTCGAGCCCCCTGAGTGCCTCGATGAGCCCCTGCGGGTAGACCGGGGAGATGGTGAAGACCTGCGCGTCCTGGCTGCTGGTGATGATCCCCGCGGCCTCGCTCCATTTGTCGAGTTCTTCGCGAGTGACCCCGGTAAACATGTGCTTCTGCATTCCGCCATACCAGAGCACGTTGTCGTGCACGGATTGCATGTTCATGTGGGCACAGTTGTCCATCACGATGTCGCGCACGAAGGAATGCTCGGGGCCGTCGCCGATGATAACGACCGGGATTCCGTCGGTCCCGCCGGTGACGCTTGCCGCGACGGTGACTTCGATTTTCGCCGACTTCGACGGCGTGGCGTCTCCGCCTCCGGGGAGCTTCGCGCGGAGCGTCTCGCAGACGTATCTCGCCCCGGGGGCCGGTGGCTGGGTGAATTTGCGGAACTGCCGGAAGACGTCCTGGCCGTCGGTGTAAGGCTTGTAAGGGAACACGACGTAGGCGAGTTCGCCCCGGCGCGGGCCTTCGTCGAAGTAGCCCCAGTCGAGGATGTCCTCGGCGCAGTAGATGATCTCGTAACTCTGTTCCTTGTTCGCCTTCGCCTCGCCCTCAGTCAGCGCCGTCTCTGCCGGGCTGTCGATGAGCGTGGCGACGCGACCGTCGCGAATAAAGAGCTTGAGCCGCTCGCGGAACGCCTGGTTGTAGCTCCAGCCGAAGCCGGTGGCGTCCTTCGAAATGTTCTTCAGCTTGTCATTCTCAAGCACGCCGGAGAGCGTCATCGGCTGCGACAGGTGCCCGATGTGCAAGCGCAGGTATTGCTTGACGAAGTTGTCGTTTCTGAGTCGCTCCTGCCGGGATCTGAAATGCGCCTGGGCCTTCGGATCGGTGTCCTTCTCCATGCCATAGCGGAGCAGATACTTCGCGCCGAGTTCCTCGAGGCAGCCTTCTTCGAAGTCCTCGATCTTCTCATATACGGGGTAGTTCTCAACCAGTTCCGGGTGATAACGGACCTCGGTCGTCATCGGGATGCTCGTCTCAGTCGTCGTCATCGTCCTCTTCGAAGGTTGCCCGCACCGGGTCCAGTGCCATTGTTAATCGGTCGACGCACTCCATCGGGTGGGTCACGTCATCGTCTTTGGGCTTTTTGATCTTGCCGTTCCGGTCGGACTGCGCCGTCCGCGCGGACATGATGACCGCCGCGCAGGACCGATCAATCATCAGCCTATTCTGCCCGAAGAACGTGTTCGTGCATAGCGACCGATCTGTAATGAACGGATTGCGGCGTTTGGCCTTTAGCTCGACGTTCTTGTAGTGCTTTTTGAGCAACGACTGGATGAGCAGGAACCCGGTCGAGTAGGTGACATTGGAACGCTCCCAGAGCGCGGCGTCACCATAAACCAGGATCCGATGTCGGCCCCAGATGGCGGGCGGCAAGGCGCGGACGATCTGCTCGCAGGCGACCTGCACGTTGTAGGCGTCGGACTTGTTGGCCTTGATGATGGCGAGCCCACCTTCGCGATCGGCGAGCGGTTGCCCGGCGACCCACGCCATGCGATCGACGTTGTTGTCGAAGGAGATGTAGAGCGTGCGGTTCGTCGGGTCCGGCGGGCAATCGCCGACGTGCTTCGATTCGTCGAACGCAAAGTAGAATCGCTTCTGACCGAGGCTGACCCATTCGCCGAGGACATAGTTCGCGTAATACGCTTGGTTCCACGAGAGTTCGCGCTCGAGCGTGTCGAGGTATTTGCGGCTCAGATACGGGTTGTCGTGGGTGCGGCCGTGGAGGACGATCTTGGATTGCTCGGCGGAGATCGAATGCGGCGTGCCGTCGATGCGCGGCACTTTGTGCGGGCCGAAGATATCGAACAGCCAGTTCTCGGTGCCGATCGGCGTCGTCGTGTGCAGGAGCTGCTGGTAGTCGCAGGTGAAGCTGTTCCGCTGGAGCAGGTTCTCGCGCACCTCGGCCTCTGAGCGGGCCGATTCGTCGCACCACGCATGACTCGAGGTGTAGGCGATGATCTTGTCGGGCGTCTCGCCGGAGAGCGTCAGCACGGTGTGATCGTGCTTCGGGAAGTAAATCGTCAGGTCCGATTTGTTGATTCGGAAGTGCCTGTGCTCGCGCAGGCCGCTGGCGACCAGGAAATTCTTGTAATAGGTGAGGCAGACCTGTTTGGCGAGCTTGTAGTCGGGCGCGACGACGAGCGAGAGCTTGGCGCCCTTCTTCGCGTTCTTCTTGACGCGGTAATAGTGCCATGCCGGGCCGAGGAACGACTTGCCGTATCGGACCCCGGCGAGGACGAGATGCTCCGTATGTTGCTGATCTTCCAGCAGTAAACGCTGGCCGTGGTGGAGCGTGCGTTGCAAACTACCGTCGCTTCTTCTTTGTCGCTCGTTTGAGTTTGACCAGGGCCTCGGCGATGAGGTCGATAGCCTGCTCCATCGCTACCCCAGTCGGCGAGGTCCAATCGGCCGGCGCAAACGCATCCATGTGCAAATGGATCAGCTCGTGGACCAGGTCGGCCTCCGGGTCACGTTCGGCGTCACCGTCACGCGAGAGCGTCTCGGGGGATGCGATGCGAATGGTGGCGAGCTTCCGCGGCGACGTGGTGCAGCAGTGCGCCACACCGCCGCCGAGCAACTCGGGCTCGGCGAACCGCGCCTTGACCGCCCAGTCTTGCAGCCTGAGCACCGCCTGCCATTCCGCGAGCAACGCCTCAAGCTGTTTCTGGGTCATGGGCCTCCTGATGCGTCCCGCCCTGCGGGGCGCGACTAATGCATGTCCTCGTCGGCGAGCCGCTCGCCAGGACCGGTTTCGCGGAATGTGAAGTCGGGCTCGGGGGCATCATCTTCGTTGTTCTCCTTGTCGGCGAGCTCGATGCGTAGGCGGAGCAGCTCCTTCTCCCGCTCGTGGTCCCTCTGCTTCCGTTGTTCAACGAGGTCGAGCGTTGGGTCGAGGTGAGCGAGAAGATCGGTGCTGCTCTTGCCGTCGCCTTTGCTCGCGCCGATGCGATAGCCGTTGAAGCATTCGGCGATCAGCTCGGATGTCGCCTCCTCAATGGCGGTCATGAACAGCGGCTGGTTGAGCCAGTCGTGAATCGTTTGCCGCGAAACCTTGGCGAGCCGCGCGGCGTGCGTGACGGCACCGGTGCGGCGGTTGGAGTTCTTCTGATATCCGTTGAGCGCGAGAGTCATCGCGGCGATCTTCATGTCGTCGCCCGGAAGCTCGCTTATTGCGTCGGGGATTTTCGCGACCTCTGGCGTCTTTCTCGTCTCGGCGCGGCTTGGCCGTTTCTTTCCGTTCTTACCGGACATTGCGTCGTTTCTCGTCAACCATTTCTTATTTGTTTTACGATGCGGTCCCGCCGCGATGGCTGGACCTGCGTTGCCCAGGCGCTGGCCTTGATGTGGTCGGCGGCCTGGTCCCACTTGCCGACGCGGATGAGCGGAATCGTCTCGGTGAAAGACCGGAATCGCGACTCGCCCATGTTGAATGCGAGCGAAATCAGAGCACATTGGCGATTCTGCGAATACGCGTCCAGGTCTGGGAAAATCCGCCTTGCTGTCGTCTCGGCTCTATCGATCGCGATGTCGAGCATCCGCTCAACGATCTCGTCGGGAAGTTCGACATCGCTCAGGTTCCAGCCAACGCCGATTGTCAGCTTGCCTCCGGACGGCAGTGTCGTCACGGTTCGTCCAGTCTTGTCGTCGTATGGCTTGGTCCGCCTCCCTTCGTCGGAGGTGATTTCGGCCCGAAGCTGTCTACGCGTTGCCTCGTTCATATCAAAGCAATCGTCCCTTTTCCTGGGCCCATTGGATGGGATCCTTGGCCCACTTTTCAATGTTGCACTTACGGCAAAGGCACTGGAGATTCTTGGGCCAGTTTGACCCGCCACGGGCTAGAGGAACGATATGATCTACGTGATATACATCCCCGAGTTCAACGCGGCACGTCGGCTCCGCGCACTGTCCTTTTTGCCGAGACAGAATGTGCTGAATATCAGCCGCGGAATACGAGCCGCCAGCCCCTCGAAGCCGTGCCCGCCGAAGAGCGCCCTTGGCCTTCTTGTATCTCGCAACTGCCCCTGGGTTCTTGGCGGCCCAGAGTTTCCATCCCGCGCGAACTTTGTCCTTGTTTGCGAGTCGGTAGGCGCGGTTTTTTTCGGTTAGTAATTCCCTATGGGAGTGGTAGTGCTTCCTGGAATTCTCGCGCACCTTCTCAGAATTCCGAACAGCGGATTCGTGACGCAGACGATTATGGTGCGCCTTTGCGATAGGGTCTTCGCGGAGTTTCGCTAACCGCTCCCGGTGGCACGCAAGGCACGCCCAGCCCTTCACGATGCGAGGTGATACGTGACCTCGTGGACATGGTCGTCCGGTAAAATACAGCGTCATCCCTTTCGCCAGGGCCGCCTTCCGCGAGATGCGATAGAGCAAGACACCTTCTTGGTCGGCGTCAAAAGCGCCCAAATCTATCGCCAGTTGCTCATCGGTAATCTGCTCCCTCATCCCTAATACATACTCGGGTTCCCGCAACCTGTAATCGGGGGAGAATCGAGTAATAAAAAGTTGTTGACACCAAATAGTGGACGGGTGTATCTAACCGGAGTGGCAACGAAACGGAGGACTATGGAAACAATCACGATTCAAGGCATCAAATACGAGATTCTGGACGCCGTCACGATTCGGGAAGCCGAGAACTCGTTCCCGGCGCTTGCCGAGGAGATGCGATCCCGCGGTCAGTCGGCGCACCTCTATCTGCGGCGTCCAAGGGGGTTGCGCGGCTACTTGGCGGTTCGGGATGATTGCGGCCGCGTGGGTCCGGCTACGAAGCTGCCGGGGATCTAAAAAACGGGTGCCTGGTCAAACCGCAACCGGGCACCCGCGTGGACAACATGATGGAGGAACATGCGTGACCTGAGACCGAGGTTAGCACGACCCCCGCGGTGTGCGCAAGAAGGATGAACCTGACTACGAAGAGTCCCTCCCGAGACGCTTTTGCCAAACCCACGATTGAACTTCGCCTGGCTGCCATGGAAATGGGTTGGAGATTGTGCTGGAACTGCTTCCAAAACCTCGCGCGTTTCTGTTTTCGAGCCATATCGCGAGGTCGTCCTCGGCCAGAAACCATTCGCCACGAAGACGGAAGCGGGCGAACTCTTCATGCAGCTCGCGTTCGAGCTTTTCGCTCCCCCGGATGACGGTAGCGATTTCGAGAGGGTGAGGGAGTCCTGCTTGGACCTCCGCCAAACGCTCCTCAGGGTTGCGCGCCGTGAATCCGATCTTCACAACGTTCGACTCGAGGATCCGAAAGACGTAAACCCACCCCTCGCGTTCTCCTACAACCCGATCGAGGGCGTCTTCCAGCTTGTCGATGTTCGCGTCCAAACGCGCATCCGTGTCGCCGTTATAGATGCCTTCGATGTATGCCTTGACCGCCGTTATCAGATTCTCGACGTCCCTCTCATTTCGCGCCATGCGCCTCCTGTTTGCCGATTCGTTCTTCGACCCACCATGCCGGGAAGTAAATCCGCCCGCTGGGGTCCTTGATGGCCGGGAGCTTTCCGGCTGCTGTTTGTCTTCGGAGCGTCTCCGGGCTGATGCCCATCATGCGCGCCGCCTCGGTTAGCTTGTATCGTTGCTTATCCATAGGGCGAGGATCTACTACAATTCACGGCAAAAGGCAACACTCGCCGACAATCGGTAGAACTGGCACCGGATTAGTGAGGAACAGAAAGCATGACGGAAAGAACAGAATTGAAATATTAAGTATATAATATTATTACATAATAATTATTTCAATCAATCTTACCCACCCACCCTTTCTTATTGTACGCAACAACACGCGGGATACCTGCCTCTCGTCAGGGGTGGGTGCGTTGATGAAATTGACGAAATTATGATTGCTGAGTTATTTCGCTAACTTAGCCCGTCAAGGCGAGGATTTGACGAAATTTGATGAAATGACGAAATCATTCTATCGCCCGATAGACGATGCCCGGACGACCGACGGGAGCCGAGTCGTCCGATGACTCCGCCTTCCGCTTCTGCTCGACGACTCTGATCTGCTCCGAGTCGATGAGCGTGGTGATGATTCCGCTGCGTTCCTGGCTGGTGAGCCATTGAGTCTTCCGGGTGAGAAGGTTTTTGGGAATCCCAGTATCGCACTCCCGGATGAGCTCGTAAACCTTTTTCGTATTCCGCTCTTTGTCGTTCTGCCCGATCCGGCGGGACACCGCATCGCAAAGCGCTTCGCAGCGGGAGACCACGAGGTCGCGTGCCCAGTTGAACTCCTTCATCCCGGTCTGCTCGTATCCCGAGACGATCAGCGCGACGCGCGCGATGTGCTCCGCTGCTCGGTTCCAGATCGCCCGCGCGCCGCGTCCCTGGGCTGCGGCGATCTCCGCTCTCGCCGCGAACTCCTCGCGACATTGCCAGTAGGCCTCGCGCGCCTCGTCTGTATAGGGCACCCATTTGGGGTCATAAATGTCGTTCGGAAGTGGCCGTTTGCCGCTCGCGAGCCGCCGTTCCTCGTTCTCGCGATAGTGCTTTGGCCAGTTGTGGACCGCCAGAACCTTCTCGACCAGGGCAGCCGGCGGCATGTGCGCCCCGCTCATCCGCTGCTGCTTCGGGTTGTTCGTCGTCACCTCGAAGATCATCCATCGCGGCAGGAAGCCGTCCGACGCGTTCTCCTTCGTGAGATTCTCGAACAGCCGCTCCTCGACGGTCATCCCGCAGATGCAGAGGCACGGCTGCTCGATGTTCGACCTTGACCCCGCGGCCAGCGCCTTGCCCTCGTGAAACGAAGACGCCTCGGTGAACAGGTTCGTGATCGTCGCCATGATCGTCGTGTAGTGCGAACCGTTGTTCTTATCGCACATAGCGGATATCGCGTGCCCAATCTCGTCCCAGAGGAGAAGGCTAACGCCGTTTCCCTCCCGCAGCATTTCGCACAGGCCGGGCTCAGAGCCGGGCTCCTTGCCCAGAATCGCGTCGCACCCCGCTTCGCGGAAGAGCACGCGCACCGCGTCGATTGGGTATCGCTTCCCGCTACCGCTCTCCGCCAAGCCGAGAACGTAGATGTTCGTCCTCAAGTTCGTCTCAGTGCGCACCCGGTGCCCCTTCAGCGCACCCACGGCGGCCAGTGCGGCGGCAAGCGCCAGTACCGGCTGAGGTTGAATCGAGGACTCGACGATCCAGCGGGTGATGTCACCGACAAGCCCGGGTGCCGACATGACCAGCTCTTCGGGAATGGTGAACTTCGGGCGTTCCGGTTGCGCGGGAAGATCGATGATCGTGGTCAGCGGTTTTTTTTTAGGGATGAGCTCGCCCGATACCCCCTCTAAACCTCTGTTGACGTCGAACCACAGGTCGTCGAAGCCCTCCTGCTTGGCGAAGTGGATGATCGTTCCGGGACCGATCGGGCCGTCCGGCTTGAAGCTCCGCCATTGCCCGGACATCTCCCTCTCGTTGTATTTGTCCGGAGCGCCTGCCGACCATTCGTTCCAGAGACGGAATCCGTCGTCGCCGGGATACATGGACTTGATCGACATCCCGGTGTCGCGCCAGCGGACCCTCGAGCACGACGGATTCATCACCTTGAGCATCGCCTCGATCATCGCGAGCGACGGCGTGTCGTAGACGTCGGACGGCCGTCGAATCGGCTCGTAATGCTCCACCGGAGCGCCGATGGCGACCCGCATCAGGTCGTAGAGATTGTCTGGGAGCACGGGAAGGTCGCTCCGGGCGACGTCGAGCAGACTTGGGCCGTCCCAAACGTATGGCACCTTGGTGTTTGGGTGAACGGTCGGCGGCACAAGCGTCTGCTGCCCGAGAGAGAGAATCTCCACGACCGGGGATCTATCCCCCGGACTCGCGACGAGTTGCCGTTTCCGCTGACCAGTAAAGCGATAGAACGCCGAATACCCTTTCTCGCCACGCTTCCGCACGGGGCTCGGCGGTATCAGCGCCTCAATAGCGGGCCACAACTCTGGGTGGTTGTCGAAGTCGACAACGGTCAGGTCGGACGCCGGGCCTAGGCAGATACCCACGCCGGCGTCAGGCCAGCGACACCAGAGCGCGACCTCTTCTTCCGACGGAAGGCTATAACAGAACCTGCTCCATCCCTTCGCGGCTTGCCAGTCGCGGTCAAAACGACCGGGGGCCTTGCTTCCGGGCATGATTGGGATTGCCGAATAGCCGAGCTGGACAAGCCTCGGCCCTACTGCTGCGTAGGGCGATTGGGACATCAGGACTCCTGCGATGCTTCAACGATGGGCTTGTTAGCTTGCCACAAGTCGGTGCCGGTAAGCTTCTTTTTTCGCTCCGCTGCCATTTGGATGAGAACCGGCCAGTGTTTGAGCGGAATGGCGTGCTCCGCCCAGCGGCGAACCACGTAGATGTTCCCAAGTTTTAGGCGATGAGCGACGTCGTGCTCGCCACCGCAGATTTCCACAATATCTTCGATTGTCATAGACTTTTTCCGGTTCAAAGTGCTTGCACATATCGGCAAACGGTGTTAGATAGAGTTTGACAATAACATTCGTTGATGCGATTGTAAACCAACGAAACGGAGGAAACATGGCATTCACACTGGCTTCAATTCAGAAAGGACAAATCATCGAACCGCCGCGGATTTTAATCTACGGCGCGGAAGGGGTCGGAAAGACGTCGTTCGCAGCGGACGCTCCCGGCTCTGTCTTTATCTTCACCGAGAAGGGCCGCGGGCGACTTTCGCTCGACGCTTACCCGCTCGCCCAAAGTTTCGGCGATGTGATGGCGGCATTGCGTTCGCTGCTGAGCGAGGAACACGCTTACGAGACGGTTGTCATCGACACCGTTGATTGGCTGGAGAAGCTCATCTGGGAGCAGACCTGCACTGACGGCGGCAAGGATTCGATCGAGGATTTCGGCTACGGCAAGGGTTACGTCCAGGCGCTCAAATACTGGGCGCAGTTCCTCGATGCACTGACTGAGCTTCACGACTCGCGCGGTATGGCGATCATCTTGCTCGGTCACGCGATGGTGAAGACGTTCAACAACCCAGACGGCGACAACTACGACCAATATCAGCTCGCCATGCACCAGAAGGCCGCGGCGATGCTGAAGGAGTGGGTCGACGTGGTCGGGTTCGCGAACTACGAGGTCAAGGTCCGAAAGAATGAGGGCGCAATCGACAAGAACAAAGGAAAAGCCGTGAAGATCCACGGCGACATCCCGCGGCTCTTGCACACCGAAGAGCGCCCGGCGTTCTGGGCGAAGAACCGCTATGGGTTGCCGCCGGTTATGCCCCTCTCCTGGGAAGCGTTTGCCGAGGCGATGGACGCGGGCATCGGCGAGATGGAGAAGACGGTCGCGAAGCTGAACGCGAAGAAGTAGATCTCAACAGAGACCGCCCCGGCGGAGAATCCGGGAACTTAAAAACGAAGAACGAAGAAACGAGTTATGAGTAGCTTACCACCAACAGACCACATCGAAGACACCGGCAACGACTATGAGCTGATTCCGCCGGGGAAGTATCGCGCGATCATCGAGTCGAGCGAGGTCAAGCAGACCTCAAAGGGCAACGGCACGATGCTGAGCTATGTTGCGATGATCATCGATGGCGAGTTCGCCGACCGAAAGATCTTCGGCAACATGATGCTCGTGCATGAAAACGAGAAGGCCGAAGAGATTGGGCTTCGCTCGCTCAAGCAGCTCAAGGTCGCCGTCGGCAAGCCGCAGAGCACGAAAGAGGAAGACCTCTGGGAAGTTCCTTTCGTCGCGAAGGTCGGCATCGAGAAAGGCAAGAACGGCTACGAGGATCGCAACAAGATCGTTGCGTTCATGCCCGATGGTGAGGCGGCGCCGAAGCCCGCTCCGGTGAAGACCGCGACCCCGCCTCCGAGCGAGGGATCGGCGAAGAAGCCGAGCTGGCGGAAGTAAAAGATCCCGGGAGAACGCCGCGCCCTCTGGTGGGAAGAGAACAGCCGTGACAAGCCGGGAGAGACCGGCACTTATGGCGGCTTGACCTGGTAGCTGGATTGGTACAGCACCGGCGAGAGTCGGCGTTTGCGGGTTCGAGTCCCGCCCGGGTCTTGCCGCCGCTTTTTGAACGAACGGGGGAATATGAGTAGCTTGACTCAATGCAATTGGTGCCGGCTCGCCGACATGCGCAGCAAGGCTCGAAGACATGGGAAGAAGGTGACGGTCATTCCCTCTGACTTCATGAACGGGAGCGACATCTACGTGCACCCTCGCGGGATGAAACCGCCTCCAGGGTTTCGTCATGTCTGCGATTCCCGAGAGGGCTTCGATCAATACTGGGAAGGGTGGGCAGGAAGTATTCCCGAACGTTGTGAGTGCTGACGGAGGCCCATGGACCCTGAGCGTAAGTGCAAGAAGTGCGGCAGCGAGAACATCATCGGCGTCGAGTATTGGTATGACCACCCGGAACGTTACGACGGCGTATCCGAGTGGCAGTGCTACCACTGCGGCGTGCGGTATGGCCGCTGGACCGGCAAGGAGCTCGCCGAAGGTGAGAGTGAGAAGCGATACGGAGGGCTGAGCTATGATGCCAAATGATCTGCGGTGGATGACGCCGGAAGAGGCGGAGAAGGAACTGAGTTTTTGCGAACCGTGCTTCGTGGTCGGCGAGGGTTTCGGCTACGGCCCCGGCGGGGCTGTCCCGCAGATCGCTGAATGGGCTAAGGATCAGGAGGTCTTCTTGCCGGAGAGACCATCCTGCGAGGCTCTTTATCCCTGGTGCCGCGTCTGCCGCGCTATGGTGCCCGAAGCGCCGACGAATCTCGATGAGGAGAAATGAAATACCTACTTCTGGTCCTCGTGCTGCTGTGCGGCTGCGAGTTTACGACTGCGGATGCGTCTATCGCCTGTCACGATATTTACGTCGCAGACGCGAGCGGACGTTTCGACACGCGATGCGTAGTCTGTGGCCGGGGATATCGATTGTTATACCCAAGCATCGCAGTGAGCTGCGACTGGGGGAAGCGATGAGCGAAAGCGTGAGATTGCTGCTTGGCTGCATCTGGGCAATATTTTTCTACCTGGTCGCATTCATCGGTGGGCTCTATATCGTCACGAGTGGAAAATGAGATCGTTTCTTGTGTCGCTGCTTCAACGCGCTCGGCAACGCTTGCGACTAAAGCGTGAACAGAGCCTCCTCAAACAGATGGGGTGGTTCGGCACCTGCGCTCGGTGCAATGAGATCGTCAGCGATAGAAATCCGATCGACGAACGACGATCTGTGAACTCGCATCACACCGAATACACATATCGATGTTCAGGCTGCGGGTACGAAATGACTTTCGTCTTCGACGTGTGGCCGTGTCCGATTTGGAAAGAACGATTGAAGCCGCAAGGAGCCGAATGACCACCCGACCCCGAACCACCGCAGAAGCGATCCTTCAGCACTATGAGAAGCGGCCGTCGCGTCGTTCCAACCGGCTCGGCGCATCGGCGATCGGTGAAGAGTGCGAACGCAAGCTCTGGTATGACTTCCGTTGGGCGAGCCCGGTCGAGCGGTTCGACGGACGTATGAACCGGCTCTTCGATACCGGGAACCGCGAAGAGTCGCGGCTCATCGAAGACCTGCGAGCCATCGGCTACGACGTTCGGGCTCGCGACCCCGAAACCGGCGAGCAGTTCGAGTTCGTCGCACCCCATGGCCACGTCGTCGCCAAGCCCGACGGCGTGCTCTCCGGCATCGTCGAGGACCCGAGCCAACCCTACGGCTTCGAGGCGAAGACGCACAACCAGAAGAGCTTCGACAAGCTGACCGCGAAGGGCGTCGAGAAGGGCCACGCGAAGCATTTTGCCCAGTGCCAGGTCGCCGCTGCCCTCGGCGAGCTACCCGGCACGCTTTACGTCGGCGTCTGCAAGGAGACCGACGACGTTTATTCGGAGCTCGTCCCACTCAATCGAAAGAAGGCCGACGCGCTACTCGCCAAAGCGGAGCGCGTGGTGTTCGCTGACGCGCCGCCGGAGAAGCTGAAGGACCAGCCTGGGTTCCCCCCTTGTTCGTGGTGCCAACACGAGCGCCTCTGCCACTACTCGGCGGCGCACAAGCCGGTGATCCCGGTCGTCTCGTGTCGGACCTGCAAGTTCGCCGAAGTTCACCGCGACGGGAAGTGGGGGTGCTCGAAGCACGAGACGTATCGCTCGAAAGAAGAGCAAGAGGCCGGGTGCTCAGATCACCTCTACATCAGCAAGCTGCTACCGTTCGGCGAACCGCTCGACGAGGGCGACGGGTGGGTGCTCTACGCCGGGCTGCAGGTGAATACTGCCGGCGGCAAGGTGTTTCAGGATAGCGGTGATGAGTAGGTATGGCCCTTCGCTCCTACCAAGAAGAAATGGTCGACGCCTTCTACGGGTTCGACTGGCGACCAGGCTCTGCCGCTCTCGGCGTGCTCGCGGTTGGCGGAGGAAAGACCTGGGTTCTGGCTCACCTCTTGAAGCGAATCTACCAAGACTGTCCATCCGAGCGGGCGTTGGTGCTCAGTCACCGAGCCGAGCTTCTTTCACAATCGGCTGAGAAGATTCACCTCGCCGCACCGGAGATCCCACTCGGCGTTTTCTCGGCTGGGCTCGGCAAGAAGCAGTTGAGGTCGGTAACCGTCGCGGGGATTCAGTCGATTCATCGCACGCGAGTCCCGCCGGTCGGCACGGTGATCATCGACGAGTGCCACCTCATCAGCCAGAACAACGACAGCATGTATCAGAAGTTCTTGTCGAGGCTTCGAGAGGACAACCCAGATCTTCGTGTCGTGGGACTGACTGCCACTCCCTACCGTCTTAGCCAGGGGAGTCTGCTCGACGGTGAGAATCCGCTGTTTTCCGACATCGTGTACGACGTGTCGCTCCGTCGCCTCATCGACGAGGGGTGGCTCGTGCCGTTCGTTTCAAAGGTCGGGCAGAGCGAAGCTGATCTATCCGGCGTCCATACTCGCGGCGGGGAGTTCGTCGCGGGCGAAGCCGAAGCGGTGATGGACACCGACGAGCGTGTTCGCGGTGCCGTCACGGAGATCGTGGATTATGGGGCAGAACGGCGTTCGTGGCTCATCTTCACCGCTGGGGTAAAACATGCCGAGCACGTCTGTGCCGAACTCCGTTCGCGAGGCGTTTCGGCGGCCTGCGTCTTCGGACATACGCAAGGTCGCGAGCGCATCTTCCGAGACTTCAAGAACGGAGTCTATAAGGCGCTCGTGAACGTCGAGGTCGCCACGACGGGGCTCGACATCCCGCAAATCGATCTCATCGGTCTCTTGAGACCTACTAAGAGTCCGGGGCTCCTCGTCCAGATCAGCGGGCGCGGTTCGCGACCATTGCCGGGGATCTACGACGGCCTTCCTGACGACGCCGACGCTCGACATGAGGCGATTGCCCGGAGCGCGAAGCCCTCTTGCCTTTTCTTGGACTTTACGACCTCGATTCGGGACTTGGGTCCACTGGATGACGTAAGAGCTCCGGCCGGGAAACGGAAGGGTAAGGCTGGCGAGGAACGAGAGGGCCCGGTCAAGGTATGCCCCAACTGCCGGACATGCGTCGCGCCACGCACGATGTCCTGCCCGGACTGCGGTCACGAATGGGAAGAATCGCCGCCCCGCCATGAAGCGAAGGCAAGCACCGCGCCGGTGATGTCTACCGAGAAGATGCCGCTCGCCACCCTCCCCGTGCTCTCCATGAACTACCGCCGCCACTCCAAGACCGACAAACCCGACTCGTTGCGAGTCGATTACTCCGTCGGCGGGTTCGAGCGTGTGAGCGAGTGGGTGCCGATCGAGAACCCAAAAGGCAAGGGAATCGCGCGGCTCTGGTGGCGCAAGAACGTTCGTTTTCCTAGCACCCCGCCCGAAACCGTCGACGAAGCTCTTGAGAGGCTCTGGGAGCTGAAGCAGCCGACGTCGATCGTTGTGCGCCAGGAGGGCAAGTTTCAGCGCGTGGTACGAGCGGTTTTTGAGGCTACGGAGCCGTCGAGTCCCGCGCAAAGACAACCACAAAGTGTTTGCCAACACACGGACGAAGATATATTCTACTGAGAATCATATGAGAGCAACGTGCAAGGCGGAACTCGCAAGTCTATGGCGCAAAACCCACGCCTTACAGAATCAGAACGACGCGAGAAGCATAAGCTTTACATGCGCGAGTATTGGAATCGGCTGTCGCTCGAAAAACGTCGCCAAATTGCTCGTCAGAATTATCTACGCCGCAAAGCGAAGCACAAAGCCTCCATGAGGAAATGGGCCAAAGAGAATCCTGGCAGAGCCAGGGCGTATAGGCGCGCATACATCGGCAGAAAACGGGCAGCGCAAATCGGCGACACTCAAAAGCTCCTGGCCTACTACGATTACGTCAGAACCGCGCCAAGGTTGCGTTGCTACTATTGTAACAAGATCACAAGGAAGGCAGCTCGCGAAGTCGATCACATCGTTCCGCTCATTCGTGGAGGATCTCATTCGGTCGAGAACTTGTGTTGTTCATGCAGTACATGTAACCGCCAAAAGAACAGAAAGACCGACGAGGAATACACAGGACAATTGAACATGTTTCCGAAACCGAAACCTGAAAGCAACGAGCGGCCGATCAAGATGGTGAAGACAAAACGTAAGCGTTATGGAGTATGGCAGTTGTGGCTGACGAAGGGGCTGCAGAAGTTCCGGCCGATCCTTCCTCGCGTCGCCGCGAAGTTGAAAATGAAGGAGGCTGATCTGATTCGCGACGCGGTGTTGAGGTTCTTGGCCGAACACGACGACGAAGCCGCGAAACTTCTGCAGGACTGGAAGAGTCTGCATCAACCGTAGGCACGCAGGACACGATGGCCGCTGAAGGCACCTATCGAGGTCTGGCACTGGTCACGCGAACCACGAACATCGTGGTGCTGGTCGCCGCCATCGAGGGTGACGTCGAACTGCTGCGGAACATGGCTGAGCTGCTGCTCGGCATCGATTGGGAGCGGATGCTCGAAGGGTGCCGGGTGGTCGAGGTTGAGATTAACGAACGGATGAACTGAACGAGGCATATGCAGGTCACGGTTGACATCGGCGGGATGATTGAGTTCCTCCTCCTGGGCGAGGTTCCCGGAGGCGACGACGAGGCGAGCGTCATCGGAATATCGACCGTCGCCTATATCGCGAAGAAAGACCCGGCGCACGTCTTTCTTCCCGCGGCGATCTGGCACGATGCAGCCTATGTGAAGGGCTCTTCGGCTCAGTCCACGATGATGCGGCACGAGGTAGACGTCGAGTTTTTCAAGAAGTGCATCGACATCGCGAACTCGCCGACGCTGAACATCACGCAAACCGAACGGTTCGAGCTTGAGAAGGAGGCCGTCGCGCTGTTCCTGATGGTGCGGAAGTACGGGGACGCGGCATGGGAGAACGCAGAGACGAAGGATTGAGAACGTCATGGGCATGTTATTGCTCGCAGTCGCAGCCGCGTTCTGGGCTGCGTGGAAGATCAATCGGTAGCGGAGGAGCATGAAAACTTCAGAGAGAAAATTGGAGCCGACGCCGGGGTGGTGCGAACGGACATACGGGATACTCCGCGGAGCCCGAGACAATATCAATCGCGTCGGAGTGTCTGAGCTGATCGCTGAATACGAAGCCGCCAAGCCCGCGCCGGAGCCGTTGCCGCATGAGTGGGAAGTGGTCACGCGTTGTTGGGATCTCTGGGTCCATCGTTGCAAGCATTGCAGGTGCGAGGTGCATATACCCGCGTCGGCTAAGCCCTTTAGTGGTCCGTGCCTCGCCCGCAACAAGAAGCCAGAGCAAGTTGTCCGGGAATCCCGGAAGAGTGAGCAGCCCGCGGCGAAACTCTGTCCTCGATGCAATTTGGAAGCGTTTGTTTCAGGGATTTGCGAAATCTGCGATCACGGCTGCGAAGGAGAGCCAGTAGCGAACCCGTGGCCCGATCCGACGCCTGAGATGCTCAAGCGTTCTGACTTCGAATCCATCTGGCAGTGCATTAAATCTTGGGACATCAATGTGCCGGGAGTATACCGCGGCTATATGGGGGCGACTGGGAATCATGTCCGTGCGATTCTCGACGCGCTGGACGCGCTTAAGGACAAACCTGCGGCGAAGGATGCGGAGCTGCCGGAGGAATTGCTGGCGGCTTGCAAGGATCTCTCCCGTAAGACCGGACCATATTCCCGAAACGAGTCAATCCAAAACCTATGCGTTGTGCTTCTCGCCGAGGTGGATCGAAGAATCGAGAAATCAAAGCCGACGACTGAGGGACTGTATCAGCTCATCGCAGACGTGGCCGACGAGCGGATCGGAAAGGCGCACGTTGAGCGCAAATCTATATATGAGTCGTCATCACCGCTCATCCTGAAGCCTGGTGACAAATGATCGGCTTCTACTTCGCAGCAACGGCACTCTCAGGCTTCGCGACCTATGAGGTGTGGTGTGCGCCCGAGTATCTGAACGAGCGATATCTCTATCTGATGTGGCTGCTGTATTGGGCAGAGTCTCTTTACTACGAGATTGACGACGGTGACGACAAATGAAAACCCTCTGGAGAACATTCATCACGCTGGCCGTGGTCTACCTGCTGCTCCGCAACCCGTTCTTCTGGGGCGACGTGCTCCTCGGCATCGAGAAGGGCGCGGAGCTTGCGCACAGCGTCGGGCACCTGGCAACCGCACGGGCTGAGTCGACGCCGATCGTGATCACGCCGTGCAATTTGGACGGGAGCTGCCGTGAGTAAGAAGAAGATCGAAGAACTCGGCTACGCGATTCGCGTCGACTCGGAGGCGAACCCGTACTTCTACACAAGCGAGCGTTTCTATTCTGTCGAATCCGCTATCGACAACTATCTCAAGAATGGCGACGTCTGCTGCGAGTGGGAGGAGCTTTGTCGGAGATTTAGCGGTGACGAACTCAAGGTGTGTAGGGCTGCGGTTTGGCAGGTCGCCCGCCGTCGCTACAAGTTGAAGGTCGTTCGGATCGCGATGGTGGAACGATGAAGCTCTACCTCGACGACGTGCGCGATACGCCCGAAGGCTGGGAGCGAAGTTACACGGCAGCCGAGTGTATCGAGCGCCTCGCAATGGGCGGAGTGACCGTGTTGAGTCTCGATCACGACCTCGCAGAAGAGCACTACACGAGTCTTGAAGTCACCGAAGAATGGACGTGTTCGCTCGACGCCCGCACCGGTTACGCGGTTGTGTTGTGGCTCGAGGAGCAAGTGCGGGACAATCCAACGTTCGCGATGCCGAAAGTTCACCTGCACACGATGAATCCGGTCGGGCGCGAGCACATGCGGAAGGGGCTCGAACGAATCGAGAGGATGCTTGAGGAGAGGAAACGATGAGCGACGAGTTCCTGCCCGCGTTCGTCGCGCGGTGGTCGCGGATCCGGGAGCGGTACGAGGCCGATCCCGACGAGCACGGCGTCAAGCACCTCCGGCTCGCCAAGCTCTGGAAGCACGCCGGCGGCCTTTGCCACCTCTGCGGTCGCCGTGTGCCGCATCCGTTCCTTGAGCTCGAACGAATCACCGATCGCAACGCTCCGACCGCCGACCACCTGGTTCCGGCATTGCTGGGCGGCGCACGGACCGGAAAGAACTTGCGATTGGCTCATCGCTGGTGCAACGGTAGGCGGGGAAGCCGGGAGCTGAGCCGGTCCCTGAAACGGGACATCGGCGCCGAGGCGAGGACGACGTTCTACGCGAAGGAGGCGAATGAACAGAGCACGACGAGAAGGCGAGAGCTACGAGGATTACCGGGCGTCGTTACGGACGGAGGAGAAGGTGTTCCGCCGCTGGAAACGCGGAGTCTGGGTAACCAAGAATGAGTTCCCGCGCCGCATCGCCAGAGGCGAGATGCAGCGGCGAGGGCCGGAGTTCCGGGCGAAGGTCGCCGGTGCCCGCAGCGGGCACGTTCAGCAGGTCGCGACGCACAGAAAAATGGGCGGTTGACGAATCAAACAAAACGTGTTTGACATCTTACATGGGGACACAACGGAATAAACCTCATGGAGGACTATGAAATGGTTAACTCTTGCCGCTGCCGTCGCGATGACGCTTCCGGCGCAAGCGCAGACGCTTTACAGAGAGGCTGACGGCAACGTCGTCCTGCGAGGCGGCGGCGGGATGACGCTACGATTCCTCGCGAACTACGGCGGGACCCCGCTTCAATGGTACGCGGAAGGGTTCCCCCCGCTTCTTAACGAGTTTCCAGGCTCGGGCGCCTCGGTCGCGTGGAGATCCGGCCAGGACCCCACTCAGGCCAGTGCGAACGGAATCCTCGCGAATCCGATTCATCGGCTCGGCGACTCGAGCACGATGCGTTACGACTATTACGCTCGCGAAACCGTGTTCGACGCGGCTTCGGGGACCTACACGGTCGCCGGGTTTGCGCCGGACTTCTGGGCGTCGCTCGAGGCCCTCGACGACGCCATCGCGCCAAACGGCGATAAGTCCGATACGGGCTGGCGGACACGCTACCAGCCCGGCAAGTTCTCCTCGGTCTTGGCGTCACCTTCTCTGCCCGTCATTTTCGAGGGCAGAGCGGACAACCAGAGCGGGTTGTTCTTCGTGGGATCGGAGAACAACGAGGGCTCGGAGTGGTCCTCCAGGCTTCGCGAATACAAGAACGGGCGAATCGCTTTCAAGATTCAACTCTCGCTCGCCCAGGCGGCCCCGGAGGCCTTCGCAGGCTTCATGTTCCGCAAGAGCGTCCCTGCAGGTGCGGCGACGAAGCACGACGGCTACATGGCACCCGGCATCCACCTGATGTTCAACAAGCGTGGCGGGTGGGCGTTGAGCCGAATGAACCCTTCGGGTGGCGAGTTCCTGCTAACGAAGGGCACGCTGACGTCTGCCCAACTCGCGAGACTGAACGGCGCCGGGCTTCAGGTCGAGGTGCGCACGCACAACACGCGGCCGGGATACCTGGAGATGATCTTCGACGACGTCGCGGTTACGACCTTTACCGACCCGATGGGCCTGAAGGGCGCGCACTTCGGGCTCTTCGCGTCGACCCCGTGGGGCCACGTCATCTTTCAGAACCGCGCGGTGTTCGACGTCGGTATGAGCTTCGTCGCGCAGTACTCGCCGTGGGCACACGGCATCGTCTCGGACATCGTGGTCCGCAATGCCGCCGGGGTAGCCGCTCCGCACGTCCTCGACCGGGCGAACATGCCTGCCGTGTTTCTCAACACGACGACGTTCCCCGAGAGCGATCGGCGCATCGGGCTTTGGAACGGCGCGACTTTGACGGACGTTCCAGCGGCGAGCTATCCGCTCAACGGCCAGCTCGGCCTCTGGGCGGGCAACAAGGCAGGAGACGTCGGATTGCTCGCCATTCCGGAGATCCTCACCGTCGACGGCCAGCCCGCGACGCAGGCGCACGGGTTCCTGAAGCAGAAGACCGAGGGCGGGGAGTTCGTGATGATGCTGAACCCCTTGCCGCCGGAGAGCTTCAGCGAGGTGCGCGAGATGCGCATGCGAACGCGGTGGATGGCCCGCCTACATGACTGAATCGATAGTTGTTAAGAAAGAAAGATGCTGTAAAACGTGTAAAATCGTAAAGCCCATTACAGAGTTCTATCAACACAATAAGGAAAGAGGTTGGCATCTTAGGGCCTGTCGCGAATGCCATTCGGCAGTGGAGAGAAGGAGGAGAGCCGAGGCTTACAAGCGGGACCCTATGAGGACTCGCCACTACAGAAGAAAAACTGATTATGGCGTCGGCGAGGATTGGGTCCGCGCAAAGTTGGTCGAGCAGTCGTATCTCTGCCCAATTTGCAACTCTTCAATAGATCGCAAGGCTTGTATAGATCACGATCATAGCACAGGCCAATTGAGAGGGATGCTGTGTAGGCAGTGCAATTCCGGAATCGGCTTTCTCCGTGACGACGTAGAAATTGTGCAACGTGCAATTAAATATCTGTTGTTTTATCAGCAAGAGCAAAAAGACGAGTGCGGGGATGATTGACGCTAACTGTAAAGAACGATGGGCGACGAGTCTTGCGGGGGGCGTATGAGCGACAACAAAGCGCCGGTGCGGATACACGTCGGATATGACATCTGCGATGCGCCTTACTGGATCTGCTTGCCGGGTGAGACGAAGGGCCGCAAGACCGAGCCTTACATCAGCGAGGCTGCGCTCCTTGAGCTGGTTGAGCGGTGGGAGAAAGAATGTGCGGATTACTGGGCTAACAGGCAACCGCGATCAAACTACCGTGACATGAGCATGCAGATGCTTCGATGGTGCGCAGGGCAATTGAGAGGGCTGCTGGAGGCTGACAAATGACCGAACCAATGACACCGGAGCGGCTGGCGGAGATACGGAAGTTTCACGCCACGGGAGATAAGGAGGTCTACAAGGAGCTTGGCGTGTGTTGCGCTGCTTCATTGGCAATGGATGCCATTCCCGAGCTGCTTGATGAGGTCGAGCGGTTGCGGGCGGAGAATGCAAGTAGTGAAAAAATGGTTGAGGTGCTTCAGATCTCACGGACCAAGCTGCGCGACTGGCAGAAGCGTGCGGTGGAATATCTGGACCCAGATGCGGGCGGTATTCGTCCAGAGGATGAGCAGGCGATTCGCAAGCTCATAGCACAAGCGCGAGGTGGCGAATGAGCGAGCATGAGTTTGTTTTTGGCGTCTGCAAAACTTGCGGAGTGTTTGAGTCTGGAGCGGAATCTTTTCGCTGCGCCGCGCACCCCGCCGTTGAGGTGCTGGATGAATTAGAGAAATGGCTCGACAAGCGTCAATCCGCTTTCGATCGGCGCGTGATGTCAGCGCTGGATCTCACAGAGTCGCAAGCTCTGTCCGCGGTAGAATTCAAGCTGTCCGAGTTGAGAAAACACAAGGGTGTGTGATGAGCGAGAAGAATAGAGTTGCGAATCTAGCTCTCGAGAAGGCGCGTCGCACTCTGGAAGTGTTTGACGTGAAGATTGGTGAACCGACCTCGTATTACCTTCGTCGATCGAGGCGCGGCGCGGTCGTTTTGGTGCGCCAAATGTCAAGCACGGGCGGATGTTTTAACCTCAACCTCTCGTTAGCTACTGGCGTTTACCCGGCGACGTTCGCCAAGGCCCGCGAGTGGATGCGTGAGAATTACGGGAGTCTGCCGGAGATTCCGCATCGGCGTAACTCGGTCAGGCTGCGTTTGGTGAAGTGACTGATTTGACCACTTATCGGGTCCAGATAAGAACGGAGGAATATGAGTAGAGTCAATCGATATCTTGCGATTCTCCTTGATCACGCAGAGCGAGAGACGGTTCCCTGTCTATCCGGTGTGGAGAAGGCGGAGTTGCGCGACTTGGCGTCAGCCGTGGATTGGGCGCGAATGCGTGCCGCCGTCAAAGCGCCGAGCTTTCAGTTAGATCCCGACGATCTATTGCCGGGGGATGAGGTTGACCAGACAGACGAGTGCGGGACCGATAAGTCGTAGAATCGGGCGCCGAGACGTTGAACTCTCAGACGCGACGAAGAACCCGCCGACAACCGCGGCGAACCGTGAGATATTCGTTAGCAAGCCTCCTTCATCGACGGCGGCACGTCGAGAAAGGAGGTTGACATGAAGGTTTTTCACAGCAAACAACCGCGATTCGTCCGGCGACACTACTGCCCGCAGCAGCACGCGAGCCCGAAGACGTTGAAGCAAACCCAGTGCAAGTGCCCGAAGCACGCGCACAAGCCGAAGTCGTGAACGCAGAGAGGTTCCGGTCCCTTAAACTTTAACCGCCGACGCTGCCGCCGTCGGCCCCGCGTAGCGGGAACCATCGGTCCTGGAGGAACATGGAAGACGAGCCCTTCACCCTCTCGATCGACATCCCGCCCATCCTGCACGGCTACCTCCAAAGGCTCATCGCCTCCGGACAGTTCACCGACGAAGGCGATGCGATCCGCCATCTCCTCCGCAAAGAGCTTTTCGAGCACGTCGGCGATCCGATGGAGCTCCGCGGCCTGGTCGAGCGAAAGGCGAATCGTCTGACCCTGGCCGCGCATCCCAAGTGTGCGTTCTGCGATGACTGAGGAGGCATCATGGCGAAACCACATTGGAACTACAGAGTCGTCCGCGACGCCGGAACGTTCTCGTTCCGCGAGGTCTACTACGACGAGCGGGGCGACGTCATCGGCATGACCGAGCAGGAAGCCGCGCCGTTCGGCGAGACGATTTCGGAGCTGGTCAACGACCTTCACAAAATGTTCCAGGCTTGCGCCCTGCCGATTCTTGAGATACCGAAGGTCGAAAACAAGTCGTGATCGCGACGGGAAGAAATATGTCAACCGAAATCGCCAAGCTGCTGAAGGACCTGGAGGTCGATCCGCATCGGCTCGTTACTTGCGGAGAGGTCTCGCAACTCATCCACGCGGTGCTGAAGGTCGGCGACGACCAGACGGCGGGCACGATTCGCACCCTGGTGGCTTTCATCACCGGCGCCATTCAGCGAGTGAGCATCGACAGGGTGTCGTCGATCCTTCAGCTTTCGCAACAGCTCAAGGGCTACGTCGACGGCAAGGTCGACGGTCTGTCCCAGGCGATCGTCGAGGCCAAGCAAACCACTTGGAACTGAGGGGCGACGTGAGCCATACTCAGAGCATGAAGCGTCGCATCGTCCCGCTCCACACCATCGTCGTCGGTCGTCACAAACCGGTCGCCCACATTTGCCACGCAACGTACATCCTCGAGGGTCGCGTCCCGAAACGCTGCCTCGACTATGACTTTTGGGAGCACTGGATCGACTTCCCCGACAATCGGTGCGTCGTGGAGCTTACCAGGTTCTTTCACCACGGCGTGGTTGTCGAGACGCGATTCATCGGCATCGACGTCGCGCAGGCACCGTCCGACGGGCCTTTGCTGTTCGAGACCGCGGTGGACGGCGGGGAAATGTGCGGCCATCGAGGTCTCTATAAGACCTGGGAGGATGCGAAGATCGGGCATGAAGTCGTTTGCCACCTGGTGCGGGAGACGATGACATGAAATGCCCGGCGTGCATGTCGTCCAAGAGCTTCATCGTCGACTCTCGGGCCGAGGAGAAGTGCGTCCGCCGGAAGCGACGTTGCGAGTCGTGTTCGCACACCTGGCACACCGTGGAGATCGTGCCGCCCTACTCGGAGGACGATTTCGACCCGGTGACAGGCTCCAAGCAGGCACTCCTGCTTCAGATGCACACGCTGCAAAAGACCATTGCCGCGGTCATGGAGAAGCTCGGCGGTGTCGAGAAGGCGGAAGCGACGAAGCTCACGAAGAAGATTCGGAAAGAGACGCGATAGGTTCGTCGTCAGGCGGAACGTTAGTCGCGACGGACCGCCGGAGTCTTGTGGCAGGCCGTCGAGGTGCCGTAGGTGTAAAAATCGATCTTCTTATCCGCCCAGCGTTTCGTGCCGGTCTGATCCTCGATCACGTAGGACGTTTCGCACCCGGTCAGCTCCGCCGCGGCAGCCGTCCAGTCGTAGCAATGCCGAGCGTCGGCGGTCGGCGTGTTCGCGCAACTCGCATAAGCCGCGCCGTCGATCGAATACTTGCAGCACGCTGAAGACGCACACGAACCTGCGGTGAAATCCGCCGAGTTGTAGAATTTATTGGCATCGGTCTGATCGCGCAGACAGATCTTGTGCGACCGCGCAGTCCTGGCGAGAGTCGTGATCGCGTCATCGGCCAGCGCCGGTTGGCACGCGTAGAACGAAAGCGAGAACAGTGCGATGATTCGTTTCATATCAATAATCCTCAAGTAAAGTTGCGGAAGTCGTCGGGGCCGATGCGCACGGCAATCCGCTCGGGTCTGATACGGTTGACGGGCCGCCATTCTCCGTCACAGTAAATGCATTCGCCGACGTGTCCGTCACCGTGCCCGATGTCATCTGTAGGAAGATCTGAAGATTCGCGGCGGCGACCGCCGTCGGGCATGTCGTTTTATCCGCGATGCTCGCCACCTGCGCCCCGGTGAGCGCCGTATCCCAGTAAGCGACCTGGGTCATCTGAGCATTCAGATCGAGCCACGCCTCTCCAGTTGCCTCCGGCAGCGTCTGGCCGACGTAGAAATCGTCCGTCGAGTTCTGCACAGCCGGGTCGTCTAGTCCCACCGTAGCGTCTGCCGTGGCATCGGTGGCGTCGAAATAAAATTTAACGCTCGTCCCGCTCTTCGTCACGCACACATTATGCCACGCTGATGTGGAGAGTGTCGCCGCCCCTGTGTTGTCGTTCTCCGCCACTCCGCCGCCGATATAGTCCTGAATTCGCAGGGCGCCAGTGGTCTGGGTGACGATCTGCCAGCCGCGCCCCGTAGTGTCGCGCCCGAGCCCGTAGCCAACGATCGCCGCGCCGTCCTGCCAGCTCGTCGAATAGATCCAGAAACACACGGAGAAGTTCGTCGCGCCTTTATCTGGATTGTTCACGACATGGCTGTCGCCCGTGCCGTCGTAAGATTTCGCGGCGCACATCAAGAGGAGAAGGAGCGGGGTAAGACGTCTTAATACCATACGATCTCCTGCCCTACGTGTTTCGTGCTCGATGACGAGATGCCGATCGGGATGGGCGTCGGCGTCGGTGTCGGAGTCGGTGTGGGCGTCGGCGTCGGTGTGGGCGTCGGCGTTGGGGTAGGACCGCCGCCGGAGAGTGCCGCGGGGCATGTCGCCGCGTCCCAGCCGTTGCAATTCACGTAAGACGATGAGCCGACATCTGAATCGTCATAATATGCGTCGAATGTCCCGGTCCCGGCATAATTCACGATCCCGATGACAGCATAACGCGGTCCGGCAGAGGCCGAATCGGATACCCAGGTCCAGAGCGCCTGCGCCGGAGTGGCGGCGTTGAGCAGATAGCTGCCGTCCCAGTAGAGGTAGACCTTGTCCGCGCTCGATACCTCGAGCTGGAACTCGTGCCACGCGTTCGTCGTCCAGGCGGTCCCCGTGTCAGTCGTAGTCGTCGTGCCGACGTTGTTGTAGCAGAGGCCGACGTTGCCGTTCGTCAGGCGGCAGATCGTGACGTATTTGTCGTAATTAGACGTCGCCCAATATCGCGTGAATCCGGCGAGCGGGGCGTTCGTCGCATAACTGTTCGTGCTCGGCAAGTAGACCCGCGAGTGCATGACGACGCGCGTATACTCGACCGGAGTCTGGAGCGCTTCGCCGACGCCCGAGCCGTTGCCGCTTGTCGCCGACGCCTTGAGTGCCTTGTTCGTGTTGCCGCACGTTTCCGAGTAGCTGTTGTTCGTGGTCGTCGCCTGCCACGTCGGCGCCGTTCGCCACTGCTCCGACTGCACGCATTGGCCATCATATCCCGTCGTAGAGCAATCCGAAGAAGGGCGAGTCTGTGTGTAAGCGGAATAGGAGCACGCGTTGAAATATGCGGTCGTGTCCGCCGAGCCGGTCGACGCGCCCGAGGCGAGGCCGATCTTCGTGCCGTTCTTTGAATAAACGAACTGGTCGAAGGCGATGTTCGGTTTCCAGCTCGGCACGCCGTGGCCGTAGTAGCTCCGCGGGCCGTAGGCGCCGTTGAAGTTCGTCGCCGTGCTCGTGCCGCGGTAATTGATGTTCGCGTAATCGGCAACGAGGACGTCGTCGATCCACGCCTTGAAAATCCCGTCCCCTTCGTTCCATCCGGTACCCGTGGTCCCGGCGGCGGTGTTCATCACCACCTTCATTTCGACGGAATACCACTTATTATTTTTTGGCCGATAAGTGCTGTCGACGTTGTTCGGGATGGAGAACGAATCCGCGGCCAGCGTGCATCCGCCGTTGTTCTCGACGAGCCAGCCGAACCCACCAGCCACGGCGTCTACGGTGACCAGGCCCGTGCAGTCGCCGGAGTATTTGATCCCCGGCATGTGGTTCGTCTGCCCCGCTGATGGCGGGAGCCAACCCTTGCCGAAGCGCACGTAATAACGCATCCCGGCGGAGGTCGAGGCCGTCGACGATTTGTCGGAATACCCCGGCCCAGTCGACCCGGCGCGACCCGAACCGTAAACGCACCCGGTGCCGACGACCGCGGCGCCGTCCCCCGAAACTGAGCAGTCCTTGATCTTGAAGTCGTCGGTGACGTTGACCTGGAGATCATCGAGGCCGTTGGCCGTCGCGCACCCCGATTCCTGGCCTGTGGTGCAGGACCCGGAGCCGTATTGCTCGAAGTCCGCACACCAGTCGATGTCCGAGCGCGGCGAGGCGCCGGTCGGGCAGATCGCCTCGGGTGTAGCCTGTGCTACATTCGCCAGGCCGAGGACGAAAAAGAGTGCGGCGAGGACGCGACGGTTATTCACAATCGAGATAGATGGTGAAGTCAAAATTCGGGCTCGAACCGCCGAGGGTCGCCACGCTGCGGTATTTTGGATAGAGCCGGGTAACCGAAGTGTCGACATGAACAACCTCGTTCACCGTGCCGGTGGTGACCTGGGTGAAGCTGAGCAGATGAAACCAGGTCGAGCCGTCATAGGAGTAATCGATCACGGCGTCGAGCGTCGGGTTTGTCCCGCTGTTCTTCGTCGCGACCATTCGACCCGCGCACGCCTTGATCGTCTTTGTGATCGTAAACGTGCTGCCCGTGCTGCTCGTCGTCCGCGAGGTCTTCGTGTCGAGCGTGTAAGTGTAAGTCACGACGGCATGAGCCAGCGAGGCGAGCATGAGCGTCGTCGCGAGCGCTAGGATTATTCGTTTCAAAGCGTTTCAACTCCAATAACAAGCACGTTTTCGACGATGACGCTCGGCGTGGCGTCGTTCAGGGTGAGCGTCAGATCGATGTCGTAACGCTTATGCAAGGCGACGCCGGTCAGCACGACAGAGACATCAGTGCCGCTGACCGTCGGCGTCGAGCCCGATGAGAGAATAGCGGGGACGCTTTCCCCCGAATAATGATCGGTGCAGGCGACGGTATGCCCCGTGACGCCAAAGCCTACGGTCGCCGGGAGCTTGTCCGCGAAATCCACCGTGAGCGTGCGCGTCTCGCCCGCCCTGATCTTGAACACGGTCGGAAGCGGCATCAGTTCACTCTCCCGGCTACCTTCTTGCTGCGATCTTTTGCCGTGGTTCCTGCGTTGCGGTTCGACGCCATGATCTCCACGCGTCGATTCCTACCCTTGACGCCGCTCAAGGACGTTCCGGCAACCGCCAGGCTCCCGCCTTGAAACAGCATCAAAAGACTCATTCCGATGGCCTCTTCGTTAAAACAGCCTGCAAGTCGGCGACAACGTTCCAGTAATGCCGGATCGCGAAGGCCCTTGCCTGCTCGTTCCGGTTCGTCCACATCGGATCGATCCCGATATAGGCGACGGTGAACTCGAAATCGACATCGGCGAGATAGTGCTCGAGCCGATTCACCTTACGGAAGTTCTTGTCGAGGTAGTAAAAGGACTCCTCGACGATCGCCCGGCAGTGCGTAGGGTCCTGCCATGCCCGATTGTTTTTCCCGTATGGTGCTATGATTGTAGCGCGACCGCCGACTTTCATCACCCGGTGAAGTTCAGACCAGAAATGGCAGAGGTCTACGACGTGCTCGATATAGTGGCTCGAATGCGCCTCGTCTACCGAGTTATCCTCGAACGGCCAGCGCTCGGAAAGGTCGGCGACGATGTCCGTCGACGAGGTCTTGTATTTATCGACGCCGAGAAACCCTTCTCGCTTGCTGTCCCCGCACGCCAGGTCGATGCGCAGAGCATTCGGTTCGACGGGCTTATCTTCCTCCGGGTTCTTCGTCTCGCCGGAGATGCACGAATGGCAAAGCGTGCTCGCGATGACGTCGTTCGAGTGAGTAAGCTGGGCGCTGCACATCGAGCAGTCGAGGGGTTTGGACATGGGGGTCACCAGATTCGATCTTCAGCTAATGAATAATGTCCAACTAACACCTTCGAGCTGCACCCGATCTTGGCGCCGATCTTCAGGGCGTTGTTGAAGAACCAGAGATCTTGCGTGAAGCAGGAGACGCCGCCGTTCTCGTAGACTTGCCGTGTTTCGAAGAGTGGCTTGTCGGGGTAGGCTTCCTTCATGCGCTTGAGGAAATCCATCTTGAACAGAGTAAAGCCCATGCCCAGGCCGTTGCACTGCGTGATAGAATCGGGCGCGGGGACCTGCGGGATGAAGTCGAGCGAGCCGTGTCGCCCGTAGCACATCGGCTGACCGTCTTCGCCTTTGGTCCAGTAAAGCCCGCCGAGCGCGTCCCAGTCCTTGATGTCCTGAAGCAGCTTGATGAGCCCATCCGGCGGAGGCATGTTGTCCTCCTCGAGCGTCAGCACGTATTTCCACGTCGACAGGTTCGGGTCGGCGAGGATGCCATCGATCATCGTCGAATAGGCTTCGCCCACCTCCATGCCGATGGCGAACATCCGCACGAATTTCTGATTCATGGAATTCATCATTCCAAGCCAGCACTGAACGACTTTGGCCGGGATGCTTCCCCGAGTCGGGATGATGCAAATCGTCGATTGGTCTTCGTAACTGCGGAGCTTTTCGAGTCGAGTCACCCAGTCGCTTCGGTTGTGAATGCCTTGGTAGTCTTCGACGATGATTTGTGGCTTTGTCATACGGCCCGATGCTAGCGCACTTTAATGTCGTTAAACAACTAGTTCGAGACGAAAAACAGCACATTGCTCCGATTCTGAGACGAGCCGCCGGTCCCCGTGATGGCCGACGTGGAGATCTCGCTCGGGAAGTAGAACTGATTCGCCGAGTCCGTCGAATACACCGTAGAGACAATTCCGAGATTCGGGTAGATCTTGCTCGACACGTTCGTCCCCATCATCGAGCCCATTGTGGATTGAGACATCGAGGCGAACATGGCCGACTGTCCGGCGGAGCTTTGAGTGCTGATCCCGGAATACGCATACGCGAGCCAGTAATGCCCCGGCGTGAGGGAGCTATTGCCGGTGTAGAGCAGGAGCGCGTTTAAACGGTTCCCGAAGGATGCGGAGACGTTTCCGCTCGTCTGCGAGCTGTTCGAGGTGGAGTTCGATCCCCACCACCAATTGCCGGTGACCGCCGTCACAGAGTTCTGCGACCAGACCATCCCGGCGCCGAAGGTCATGTGCGTCGAGAGCGTCTCGCCGACCTTAGAATAAAGCGCATACATGTGCGCGTATGACTGCGAATAAGTCCCGGCGACGGTGACGAAAGATACGTTTGCGAACACCTTGTTGAACGTCACGTAATCGTCGACGACAAACGGCGAGATGTAATAACTGAACGTCGTGCGGCTCCCGCCCGCCGTCGTTGTCGACGACCCGGAGAAAGCTGAGGACGTAGCCATCGGCGGTGGCTGCTTCGGAAATTGCGATGCGCAGTAACTGAGCCCCTGGCCCTGGAACGTGATCGTCGCGTTGTTCCCGTCCGTCCCGATCGTCTGCGAAAGGTTGATCCCGTTATTCCCGACGAACACGAGATTGCCGGAAGAGATCGTTCCCGACTGCCCGGCGGTTCCGCCCTGATCCGACATACCGGCGTAGATTCCTCCACCGCCGCCAGCGTTGACGCTCGCCGTGATAGTTGAGCCGTTGAGCCCGAACGAGACTCCGTTCGAATTCGAGAAAACGACCGAGCCGAGATCGTTGGCAGCCGCTCCCGCCGAGAAATTTACGGGAGACGCGGCCGCTGTGCCGCCCGAGAAGACGACCGAGCCGTTGCTGACGCCGACCGAGACGTTCCCGGCGCCCCGGAGGATGAGCGAATTGACGGAGAGCCCGCCGCTCGATGACTGCGTGGTGTTGCCCGCGGCGTAAGCGGATAGCGAGTCGAGGTTGGCCGAGAGCACGATATTGCCCCCGGACATCCCGGCGGAGACTTCCCCCATCGCGGAGAAGCTAAGGCTGCGGGCATCGACCGTAGAGCTGGAGCTTTGCCCGGTGGTGTTGTTGAGAAAGTAAACGCCGATCGTTTGAGCCGATTGCGTCGGAACGGTGTAAGATCCGACCACTGAGCCGTTCGTGTTCGAGAACGTGAAGCCGTTCGAGTTTGTGAAGTTCAGAGTCTGGAAAGCAGAAGACCCGCCCGAAGCTGAGAACGCCTGATTGCTCTG